GGTTCAGGTTCGGGTTCAGGTTCAGGGACCACATCAGCAACTTCTGTATTTGTTGCACTAGGGACTTCGGACACTAAGTCCTCTTTCGCATCAGCCTCGATTGACTGTTTTCGTCTTTCATTCGATGCCTGCACCGCCGCCAGTTGTTCTTTCAACTCCGCTATTTCGGCTTCCCGTTCTTTGACCTTGGCGGCTCGTTTTTTTGAGGCGGATATTTCCTTTGTTTTCGCCGCTGATTGGGCTTTGGTTTGATTGACTTTGTTGTTGATGTCATCAGGCCTTCCCAACTTTGAGCCGGGGGGTGCGCTTACTACTTCTTCAACGGGGGTTGCTGGTGAAGTATTATCATTAACGGTGTCAGCAGGGACATATTCAGTTGTTGTATTTTGCACTACACCGGGGTCGGCAGGTGCTTCTGTGTCCTCACTGATCGTGCGAACCGCTGGTGCGGCGGCGGCTTCACGCCTCGCCGTCATTCTCTCCATTGCACCCGGTATTCGTCTTGCTCTTTCTTGGGCTTGTCGTTTTGCACGACCAAAGGACTCAAAGAATCCTTTCTCTAAATCATTCCAAACTAAATCAAACGCTTCTTCGTGCCTGTCGGATTGCTTACCCTCGGCCTTCAGTAGCAAGGCATCATACTTGTCTTCGCCTGCCATTGCGTAGCATCTCCGTAGTATTCCTCGCCTGATGGCCTTTTCTCAATTCAATGGTTTGATACGCATTGTTGATTTGATTTTGAAAATGAATGGATTTACTAAAGTCGCCCTGTCCATATCGGTTTAACTTTTGTTGGCCTTGATTCCGTTGGTATGCATTGAATGCACCACGAGCCATACCTGCCCCTCCTAATGTGAGGAGGTTGGACATAAACCCGGTTCCAAAACCACCCTTTGTGTTCGCTTGTTTTTGAGCCTGTTGGATTTGAACCGCTTGAGCCATTGCCTGTGGGCTACCTTTGGGTGCTTGTTGTGGTTGACCCCCCTGTTGTTGCTGATCACCTTGTTGTTGTTGCTGGTTCACATTTTGCACTTGCTGGTCCATTGTCGGGTTTTGTTGTGCGGCCAATGCATCTAAGTCAGGTGCGCCGGGGACATTATTTATCTCGTTGTTTGTTTGATTGACGCTATTTTCTAATTGAGTGACGGTTTGTCCTTTTGAAGCATCAGGTGCGGGTTTTCCTGCCATAACTGAATCGGTTTGTAATTGGGATTTTGCATTGTTCTTTCTTGCTTGTCCTTGGCCCGTCGAAAGGTCTGTTTGTTCATTTGGTCTAATTCCTGTGTTCGCCTGTTGACCGGCAATAGCCGCCGTTTCAAGTCCAGTGCCAATTTGATTTCCAAGTTTACCAGCGGCTCTAATTGGTGCTGTTGCTACACGGCCTATACCCCTAGCAACGCCCTTGAGTCCACCTGCGATGCCACCTGCGATGCCACCTTGCTGTTTGCCCTGCTTTGCGCTATCTATGATACCGCCTTGACGGGCGGCGAATGGATTCTTACTGGTTGGGTCCACCTTGGCTCCAAGCGTTGGTTTGTTAGCCCAATTTGCCGCTCCTGCCATCAGGCCTGACCCGATGTCTTTAGCCTTTTGACCCGCCGTAGTTGCGACATAATTCTTAATCAGCAAATGGTTATCTGAACACCATTGAGCGGAGACCCCATGGTCTGAAATTAAATATGATTTAACCAAACTGGTCTTGTCTTCGATCATCTGTTCTTCTCTTGCTTTTAGGATTAAGTCATTCATTGAAAATCACCTTTACTTCTTGGACCGCTTCATGTGATACATTAAACGATTTGGCAATATCACGCCAATCGCCACGACTGTGAATTATTGCAGTGATGTCGCTTGATGTCTTTTTCAAGCGGCCTGCTACAATTGAAATATCGACGGGAGACTCCGGGTTCATTGGACTCGCACTTATGGTCAATTCAGACTTTGCTATATCTATTTGAACCTGTTCTAGGTATTGTTCGATGTGCTGTTTTTCGCCATCGGATTTGCCAAAGATGCCACCGGGAAATCTATTCCCGTATAAGCGTCCTAATGCGCCTCCAAGTGAATCCATAACGCCTCGCCGTGTCGAGGGAGGAGATGCCGCCCCTAAAGCATTGTTCATGCCGACGAGAGGAGGGGGTGCGATTTGAGTATCAACTTTTGGGGGGGGAGGAGCCGTCGCACCAGCACCTAAAGCGGGTGGTGCTGAAACTACATCTGCTTTAGGAGGTGGCACAGTTGGAGGTCCTGAATGCATTGTCATTCCACCGTGTTGAGCATTCATGCCGGGGGCTGTCACTTTACTAGCATCGGGTTCAGGGGCAGGAGGGGGGGGTGATGCTGTCAAAGGTTGTTGAGGCATTGGCATGTGTGTTCCTTGAGGAACCCAATTTGGTGCTACCCCCCCACTATTGGCCAATGTCGCATGAGCCAATGCAGTATTCCAACGCTGTCTAAAGTTGCCTTCTTTGCGGGTTCCTGCGTGAGCGGTCTCGTAAACACCTCTAGCCTGTTCCTCGGTCAATCCCTGAAGGGCCATTAAATCCTTTACGCCCGCTTCCATACCTCCACCCGCTTGCGAATGACCGTTCTTACCGCCAATGTGGAGGTTTCTAAGCCACCCCTTATCCTGTAATTCAGGATGCGCCCAGCCTGACAAATCAGTGCCTAATGGCATTTGGGCTAATTCGCTACTGACTGTTGGGTCGCCCATCGAATCAGTTTGCATTTCATTAGGAATGTTTTGATTTTCAGGAGTAAACATTGCGGCGTTATCGGCGTATTGACCATATGACTCTTCAAAGGAACGATGATGAATACCGCCGGTCACTTTCTTGAATGTTTTATTTTGCATCAATGCCTGATGTGCGGCTTGAGCGGGGTCGGCCCCAGTTTGTTGAGCCGTCGCCTGTGCCTCTTTGACAGTGTTCCATAATTCAACCAATGCCCGCCTGTCCGGTATTCTGATCGTGTTTCGATGAACCAAACCGGGGTGAATTGTGTCATTGGTTCTTTTTCTATGCTGTGGACCTCCTTGACCTCTCCTCTCCTCCAATGCTTCTGCATAAGGTCTAAGCCACCCCTCTCCTTGTAAATTGATTTCGCTTTTGATATTAGTGACCAACTTTCTTGTTTGGGGGTCCCAAGGGTCAACAAATCGACCATTGCTGTTTCTCTTTACATCCTTCATTGACAATGCATGAGGCTTATGTCCCCATTGCCCATCGACTTGGTAGTCCTTGCCCATCACATTTGAAAATGGTTTATTCATTGCGTGTATGCCTCTTGACGCATTGATTACATTCTGTCTCTCGACTAGACTGTTAATCAAAGGTGCGCCCGCTAAAGCCGCCCTTCTAAAGGCCTCCATGTATCGGGGGTTGCTCGGACCCTCGTGATATATGCGTGCGGTTTCTTCATCGATCAACCCTTTGCGATATGCCTCGTGTGCGGCATCTCCTTCAACACCAGTGATTTCTGAATGCTGGATGTCGTGATGCGAATCGGCTAAAGCCGCCGTTGTCAGTTGAGGGTTATCTGTTTGTAATGCCGCATTGATAAAATCCCAAAGGTCGTGGACTCCTTCGCCCTTGATGATCAAGAATCTATCGAGATGCAACATTGATAATCACCGCTTACTAACAATGTGTTCAACCAGTGAGGTATCATCAAACATTCTGTAAGCCTCTTTATCCTCATCCAATGTAGTCGCTCCCTGCGGGGCGGAGGCTTTGTCCTTGCCCGCTTGGTTTCCAATTTTGGCTTCTTGGCCGTGTTCAGGTGTTGACTTTTTCATTCTATTGAGTTTGTTTAGCATCTGTTCGATTTTACGAAGGAGAGATTTGACCTCGGCACGGTTCAATGATGCGAGACCGCCGCCTGATTTTGACAAAGAAGGCAATGCGTCCGATGTTCCTAATGGGTCTCCAACCCCTCCGGGGCTAATGCGCTCCTTTCTTGATGCTGACGCTGATGTAGGGTTCGTCCCCATTTTGGGGCTAGAAGGCATTTTTGTTGAGGTCCCTTTGGTTCCTCCGATTGTTCCCCCTCGGCCACCCGATGCTGAAGTATCATAGTGGTGAGACATCCCACGAGGCATTGCGCCCTGCTTTCTTCGCTCACGCTCATATGCTTTTTTTCTCTCCCATGCAACAGGGTCTCGGAGTCGGAGAGGAATACCCTCCGCCCTAGTAGCACCGAGCATTCTCAACGGCAAACTCTTTTGGTTTGGATTGAATGCTTGACGCTTTGAATGTCGATTTAGATTGCGTTCTGCTGAAGCGGCACGCCTTTTGGTCTGTGATTTAGGCTCACGACCACCACGGGCTGTTTTCTTGCCCTTGCCTTTTCGTTTCTTCTCACGCTTGCGTTTTAGTTTACCTTTACGCTCGTCTTCACTAGATTCCTCGTCCTCTTCGTATTTGCGACCTTTGTATCTCCGCTTTGCTTTTTGGAGGACATCGGTCATCGAGAATGGGACATACCCAATGTGAAGTGCTATTGATTTGCCTATGTCGGATTGATATGAGATTTGTCCTGTTGGGCTTCTGATCGGTCCGACATTCGCACCAACTGCTTGAGATATACCTCGACCTGCGAGACCCATGTCAACTCCCAAAGCACTTTCTAGTAATTCGTTTGAACCTTCGCCTTGAGGACTTCTTGAAATCTCTTCATCGATTTTAGCGGGCTTCATTGAGATATGTGGCAATGCTGGCTCTAATTCTGCCAATGCACGCTTTCGTCTTTTTTTGTCATCGGCTTGGTCTGTGCTTTCATAGTCTTCGGGACTTTGGCGGCTATGGTGCGATAAACCATCGGAATCCTCATTAGGATTAACATCGTAGTCACCCAACATTTCCCGTGGGTTATGCCCTCCGGTAAACTCTTGAGTCCTAGGAGTCCAAAGAGCGGGGTCACGAGGATTAGACATTACCACGGGCTTCCCTCCTCATTGTGTTGTAATAATTTTGAACCTTTACTGGCAGTGACAAATACCAATGTGCAAGCGAGGGTGTTCTCGCATAGGACTTGGCCATCGTCATCATTGATTGTTTCAAACCGTTCAAGACTTTAACGGCTTCTGTAAAAGCAATTTTAGGACCGCTAGTTTCCATTAAATCGACAAAGAGCATACGGACTTTTAGCAAGTCACCGTAAATGGTCATTGCTACATCCTCCTGTCCATCAATGTCAAAAGAGTCCATTGCTTCATTCCATTCTTTAACCACGAAGTCCAATGCATTTAGAAAACAAACTGCATCAGTTGGATTATCAACAATACCCTCGTGAAGAATATCCTCAAGGTCAGTGTCCTTGAGCATCAATTCATGTATTGTCTTCATGTTAATTCACTCCGTTGATCAGCGGCAATCCGGTAATTCCTTAGCACAGTTTCCATTTTCAGGACCATCAGGCCCGTAATATGGATGTCCCGGTGTTTTCTGTCCACCGCAGGCTTCACATGTATCGTCGTCAGGATTAAAATCGCCTGCCTTTACAATAGACCAACCAGTGAGAAATGCTCGGTTATTAGATTTGAGGTAATTGTTGCACTTCTTACAAGTATCACTCCCACACCCACCGCCGCATGAAGAACAATTGCTTTGTCCACAGTAGGACCAATCGTCTTCGCCGGAATTGTCTTCACAGTTTTTTGTTGCACATTCATTTTTACTCATTTTATTTTCACCTCGATTCTTTGGTCAGGGACCAGCCTGTGTCAAATGCCTTCTTTATTTCAGCCTTTTCTTTGTAGCAAGCACACATTGGTTCTTTAGATGAACACTGCATTTTGCCACCAGTCTTAGCCAACTTTTTCATGCAGGCACATGGATTGCTCTTTTTTGCACCACAGCAACAACTGTTTGCATCAGCCATCTTCAAGCACCCCCGCTTCAGCCAATGATTGTCTCAACTCACGCCATTCGGCGGGAGACTTCTCGGCAAAGTGAGCCTGTATTACCGTGAGGACGGACATCGAATGCCCCTGTTCAATGGTTTCAGCCTTGTCCATCCACTTAGCCAAATCAGTCAAGGTCTCCCTGACTTCTTTATGCATTTTGATTGCTATTTGTAAATCAGCCGCTGTCGCCTGTTCCTCTTCATCCATCATTGCGTTTTCCACATGATCGAGATGCAATGAAAGAAGTCGGTCCATTCGATTCATGTTCCTCTCAATACGCTTCAAGGATTCTGTGACTGTGGACATTGCCGATGGCAACACCTCGATTTCAACTTGTTGCTGAATGAGAGGTTTGATGTGTTTTTCCATGTGGTCAAAAAGAGTCCCTTCTTCAATGCCTAACTCGACAGCAAAGTCTTCCACAGTCGCACGGCCTTCAAGTATTGCTTCTTCGATTACTGCCCTATCACTGTCAGTGCATACCGGACAGTCGGAATTGCTATTGTTATGATATTCACCAGTATGCCTTCGCATGTGACGATGAGCGGTTCCCTCCGCCCATCCTTGGTCCTTATCAATTAACTTTACATCAAGGATTCCGACTCTAACCTGATGTTCAAAATCATCACGGTCAGGGTGCTGACAAAAGTGGCAATTTGCCCTTGTCTTACGCCCCGCCATGTATGGCCCATGTCAAGTGCCTCAATTAGCCTTTTCATTCAACTTGCCGTGAATTGTGCAATAGCCGCCATATTTAGGAGAGGCTAAACGCTTACACGGGTTTCCCGCTTTTGTCATTGCTTTGCACTTAGTTTGAGGCTTTTCCTCCGGCTTCTTTTGAACAAGCGGAGTTTCGATTATTGCTTCTCGATACACCTTCACTGGCGACGGGCGATACCCGTCAATAGCGAAAGGAAGCAAATTGTTTGATCGCCACGGACATAGTGAATATGAGACCGAAGAATCCAAGCATCATCTGTGTAGCGGTCAGGTCCTGACCACGCCAAATCAATGTGACAAGTGAGAATAACAGGAATGAGATTATGAATATCATCGTCGCACTTTCGACTAGCATTTTATTTGGAGACACGAATGCGTCAAGCGTGTTTGCCCAACTGACCGTGTTCATGTGTTCGTCTTGTAATTGTTCTTCCGACTTTTTTCCTTCATTCATCTGATTCACCTCAAAGTCCCATTGGAGACATTGCGACTCCTGCCTTTGCTACATTACCCATAGCATTGCCCATTCCGCCTTGCTGTTGCATTTGATTGCCAAGCATTCCGCCTAACAAACTACCAAAGAATCCGGGTTGTTGTTGGTTCATAGCCATTGGGTTATGCGCCATAAGGAACATCTGTTGTTGTTGCATTCTTTGTTGAATGCCCATGTTGATGTTGTTTTGGACTTGTTGTAGTGTGAGTTGTAAGTTTTCAGGAGACATTGTTGCCAAGGTCGATGGCATTGAAGAAGTGTCGATCACAAAGTTTTCATCAGCATCTTGCTTAAACTTCACCGAAGTGAAAAACTCTTTGACGGCTAATGTGACAACTCCGCCCATCAACTCGATCAGCATTGCGAAGTTTTGAGAAACAATAAAATCGGATACAGGGTCATTGAAATCAAGTAGTCTTGCTGTTGCGGTGATTGGGTCGTTAGCCATTTGTTGCATCATCGGGTTTTGGGCTTGTTGACTCATCATCATAGCACCCATGCCACCTTGGTTCATTCCATTCATTTGTCCACCCATCATATTGTTCTGTTGCCCATAAGAGGGGGTCCCAAATTGAGAGGTGGGTGTCGCATTATCCTTTGAAAACCAGCCCATTGTTTCATTCTCCTTGTATCGGTTGTAGCGTTGCCGCCTGTGGTGATGGCACAGCAACCTGATTCATCATACTTGCGCTTCCTGCTACTCCGAGATATTGATTTTGCATCTGTTGACTTTCTAACTGTAAAGCACGAAGGTCGAATGTGACCATGACTATATCCGCCACGCCACTTATTGGATTTGGGTGTTGTATCATTGTTATGCCTTTACTGTGTGCGGCATCCCTGTGAATCATTTCAAAAAACGGCTCATACTTCTGAAGAGACTTCAATGTGGAGCGATTTTGCTTTTTACCTTGCATCCCCTTCATCATTGCGCCAACTCCGGGTATTTTCTGAAATCTAGTCCCTTTACTGACCTTTTTACTAAAGCCTTCACTTTCTAAGTCCTGTTCCTCTTGGAGCGAGGTCAGGGTGTGTTTAATGTGAAGGTGTGCGGGACAAAGTGTGCTGTTCATTTCGTCGCCATGATCGCCGTGGGTTCTAGCGTGAGGTTTCTTTGCTTGACCAGTATCCTCATCGAACCAATACATGTCGGCTAATGATAATCCCGTGCGTTCATCGACAATATGAGCATAAGCATTGTCTCCTTCTAGGAACCTTCTCACATCCACGCCACAGCAAGCACACTCGTATGCGGCATTGTATCGGTATATTTTGAATAGACCAAGGTTGTAATTAGGGGGCCGCAATGCTTTACGAAGCATTTTGATGTTTTTCTTGCGTGCCTTTTTGGGGTTTTTTGCATTCTGTTTGAGTTGTATCTCCACAGTAGGAATGAGCATGTCAGTTTGTTCATCAACTCCCCCCGAAGAACCCGAAGAAGCCATTTCAGCCCTTTGTTGTGCTTTTATCAAATCAAAACTGATACCGCTTTGAGACGATAAAACACGCAACTGCTCGTCGTTCAATGCAGTAAGCGAGGGGGTTCCTCCCCCCATAAATGGGACCCACGACATATACCTGCCAGTCCTGACAGGCTGATAAGGGTGGCGGTTATTTACATTCCTTCTATCAATTTGATAAGAACGCTTTCGACATTTAGGCCGTGTTGAGCGGATATTGCTTCAACCTCGGCCCTTATACCCGCCTTTCTTAGCCTTTTGAGTCCATCTCTAAATGGATAAACGATAGGATGCTCACGCTTCAGATTCATGTCCCATAGGACTTTGGCGTTTTGGTCATACCAAAGGTCCATCTTGTTGATCAGAAAACAGAACAGTTTTGGCTCATACTTCTTTGCTTTACGCTTCATTCTCCGTGAAAATGTTGAGGGGTATCTCTTTTTGAGCAACGCATCAACCACATACTCAAAACCAGCAACAGCATCCATCCGACATTGAAGGTTTGTTAAAACACGATGATCGACCATGTAAATGACAACCTCGACCTTTCGACCTATCATGTCCTCAATCCAAAGGTTGCGAAACTGGGTCTGCCCCCCTATGTCATTATTGATAACGGACTTCTTGTCCTTTTTCCATCTCAACAGTTTTCTTTTGGGGTTTGGCATTCTGTATTGCTGGGTATCATGCTCAAAAGCATGGGTTGTCCTAAACTCAAGAGGTATGGGGTCTATGTCTCCGGGGACCGTCAAGTATTGGTCAAGGGTTGTTTTACCCGCCATCGAAGGACCATATATGCCAAAACGATATGGCTTGATGATTCGGTATATTTGATGGGCCACTGCTATTGAACCGAGAATAAAGTGTCCTGCGACGAGCGCACTCAAAGAGAGGCCCCCTTCATCGGTTTGTTAAATAACTCCAAATATCCATAGGAGTATATCCCAGCATATCTAAACCGAACAGTATTGCGAAAGTTATGGTGACTCCTGCGACCATTGCTATAATTGTCCTTACCCATCCTGCCATTCTCTCCATTTTTCGTTCATATGAGTTTTCAGCGAGAATCATGGACATTGCTTCCGCCTGCCTCTCCTGCTTATTGGTGAACGGCCATACCATGAACAGACCCTCCTAGTCAGTCATTATCATTGTTTTCCTTGGCCTCTTCTTCTGTGGCTTGCCACGGATAACCAAAGACTTGTCCTGATTGAGATTGTCGGTTGTTTTGATAATAACTTTGTTTTTGATTTCTGCGTTGCATTAAGCGGTGTTGGCTTCTTTGCCATTTGTCATAGCGATGCTCTTGAGATAACTCGGCCCTGATCGCCAAAGAGTCTCGGATTCCACCAACATGGAACAACACCATTGCGGTGCATAAAAACCCGAATGCGATTAAACCATACTGTAAACCCATTTCACCGGGGGTCGCATTAGGTAAATACCACCCTAGGTGGGAAACAGCAACTGCGCTTCCCGTCAGCAATGCTTGCCATAGCAACATGGCTATGAGGTTTACATCGATTCTTTGGTTATCTTGCGCCCAAGGAGGTATCCCCCCATTTGGACTATTTGGTCCATTTTGTCCGTTTTGCTTCATTTTACTTCACCTGACCCGGTTTTTTCGTTTTTGAAATACTGTTCAAGAACGAAATTGATAAACGACGACTTAGATTCCCTGCCTCTTTCGGACTCCATTTTCACATACAAATGGTCCTGCATTACAACTGAAACATGTCGGCTCATCGTATAATGCCAACCCTGACAACCTTATGAGCATTATGATGAAGTAGTGAGACCGTTTGCGCTATAACATGCCGAACCTGATTCAAGCCGTAAATGCTATGAGGTCATACATTCAAGCAACCAAAGCAACATCTCTTGATACATCTGCATTAACCTCATGGGTTGATCGTAATGCAAACACCTTTGTTCAACGCCACGAGCAATTCCCAACAGACTCGGCTATCGGAGTATTGAGTTTTTACGGCCACCCTCTATTCGTCAATGCAAATATGACTCAAGAGCAATTAGATTGGGCCGCAATGATGCCAGCGGCTGAACAGGTTCTTCAACAAGAAGCGACTTGGAGCAACCAGCAGGTCTCAATCGCAAACTCGACAATGTTTGCTCGTCTGTTTGGTTCAGATGTCACTTGGCTACACGCTTGGGCAAATGGCCAACTCCCACCAAATGTAGGGATGGAGTATATTGTCAATGAGTTAATTGATGCACTTAGGACCTGTCAGGGACAAAGTGGTGCGGGTTCAATTAACCACGAGCGTCATTCGTTAATTTCGCCAATACCTTGAATCAATTCAAACCATCCAAATTAAACTGGGAAAGGTCAACGCTATCCATTGGAACCTGTGCCTGTTGTCTTTCAGCAAGTCTCATTTGAGTATTTTGGACCGCTTGTTCGTGAGCGGCCTGTTCTAATGGGTTTCTGTCCATCATAGCGGCTTTTGTCGTATGCCCTGAATAGTCGATGTGTTTGATAGTTGGGTCCCAGCAGGCATTGCACCCGTGAGACTCACATTTACCCATGTCGTCTTTTTGACCCGCCGATGGACAGACCCACACGCTGTCAGGTGCTAGATGAGATGCATTCATTGTCGATGCGCTGACTTGAGGGTGACTGGACATGTAGTCTTCGATCAGACCTCTTGCCAATTCATTACCTTTGGGCGTTGACATACGCAATGCGAGGTTTTTAGGAATATCCGCATTAGCCACGCCGCCATTAGCATCCATCCAAGTCCCGACATGGCCGTATTCACGAGTTGGCAACCAAAACTGCTTTTCAGGATGCGCTCGTGCTATGTCCACCAACATAGCCAAATGTTCAGGGGATTGTAAGTCGCCAGCGGAAAACAAACGAATGTGGTCTCCTGATTGATGGTTTTCGATTTGATATGATAAAGCGGCGGCATAGAGCATAGGATTGGACATACCTAACATGTTCCTCCATTGAATGCGCTGGGGGTGTTCTTGGTTCTGCCTGCTGTAATCAGCATAACAGCCATTGCACGCTGAACCCTCTTTGTTTCTCAAAGTCCCCCCAACATTACAAGCCGCTGTTGGGAGGTCTTCAGCACCACCCCACATTTTACCGGGGGATGAAAGCCCCCCGTATCCGTCATATGAGTTTGAATTGACTCCTTTTATTCCGGTTTTCTTAATCCATTCAAGTATTTGCCTTGGAGTCTGTGCGACCATACCTGTTTGATTTTGATAGATGTCTTTCATCACATGGCCCCCTTGACCGTTTCTTAATTGAACGCCCGCACCAGTGATCGGATAAGTTGCTAGGCCTGCTCTTGATTCGTCTATTGCCTGTTGCCATGTTGGGTGTATTGGCAATTTTGTTGCCTCAATCATAGAACCCGTTCCACCGGGACCCTCGTAGCCCCTTGATGCACGGAAAATGTCGAGACCTGAACCTAACTGCGGCAATAACTCATTCACCTCTTTGATACTGCGGAGAAGAATGTCTTTCACTAGAGAGTCATGCATAGGACCTCCGCATGAATGACAAATCAGGTGATGGGTGTCCTCATGGAGGATTGCATTTTCAGGGTTGCCTCGACTCATGGTGTCCAACTCCCCCTAGAGTTTTTCCAACTGGCTATCTCATCAGCACCCATGTCAGACAGCCATGGCATGTTCGCATATGCAAACATTTCGGGAACCTTCTTTGAATCGGCCTTTACATTGCCCTCCCACCTATCGGCGGTGGCAAACTCTCCGCCTTCGGACTCATCAACAAACTTGGTGTTTTCAGGGTGAGGTGTGTCATGCCATGTCACGGGTATGCCCCGCTTGGATAATGTTTGAAACAACCGGCCAATCGTATCTGAATCCTCGCTACGCCATCCAGTGTGCTGGCCTTCTTGACCTCGATAAGGAGGGTCCAAAGCAACTGCGAAGTTTTCCGGCATTCGCTTTTGGTCGATCAAGTCCTTTACACCCATGTTCAAAATGTTTGAATTGCGAAGGGTTCTATGATAATCGCCAAAGTCTGTTTCATCCTCGGTAATTCCGTAAGGCATTGTTCCACCTGCGTAATATGCTGGTTGCCTTAGACCGCCTTTACCCATCCATTCAGGTTTGGCCTCATCCGATTTAGCCCATTCAGGTCTAACCTTGCCAAAGTTGCCCTTTGCATCCGTGGTCCATATGTCCTCGTCATCTTCACTTAATCCAAAGCGGTCCCGGTTTATTTTCCCCGAATTGATAATTGACTCAACTGATGAACCAAAGCCTCGCCCCGCACTTGCTCTTGGTCTAGGTCCGGGCATATTCATGTGACCCCCTTTATTGTAGCGGAATGATTGCGAATAGGCGTTCTTAGAGAGGAACCATGTGAGCCTCAATAACTCAATTTCTTCATCGGGAGTAAGTCCGGCTACTTTTCGTTTGTCAGTCAAACGATTGAAACGGTCTTGTTGCTTGTAATAGTTGATTCCATAGAAGACACCTTCTAGGTCAGGCATCCCAAATTGGTCAATCTCATCTTGTGTGACTGGTCCACCGACTGGCATTTCAGGCGAACCGTCTTTACCTTTGTATGATGAAAAGGTTGGTGTTTCGCCAACACGAGTCAAAACCATATCCTGCAAAGCCTTTGCATCAAAGATTTCAGGGCGGTATTTGACAGCGTTGTGCAGGCTCGCCATCTCACGACTTAAGTCGGAACCTATGTGAGAGGGGGGTTGTAAACCATATGTGATTCCACCGCCACCCATGAATGGCTCGACAAGAGTTGTCCCCTCCTCCATAAGAGGGGCAAACGCTGTTTGGTATTGCCTCATGTATGGTTTTTTCAAATCGGTCATGTTTTTTACACCCATGATCGATGCCAACGGTTTCAATGGTGCAGGCCTATCCCACTTGACAACAGACCACGCATCTTCAAATATCGCTGATGCTTCATCTGAACGGATAATATCGCCTGATAACGCCTGCTCATACACCTTTTGTCCTTCACGAGTTAAATCGTCAGGATTGAAGTAAAGTCCATATCGCCCAGTAGCCAAACCTTGGTCAAGACCGTGTTTACCTTCTGATGCCGACATAGTTGGGGGGACTGGCACGCCTGCTTTTCCTTCATGCTCAACATATCCACTGGCATACCCCGCACTAGGAATCATCAAAAGAGGGTCCACTGAACCCGTGACCTGATAATCTCTAGCCTCTCGCCATGGCCTGCCTTCATCCTCTCGATATTCACGCCTACCTTCTTTGTCTTGGCTGAATACGCTATAACCTAAACGGGGCATTTCATAACCCTCCTCATTGAATAGAGCAATGTCTCCTTGGAATGTGCGGCCCACATTGAAACCTAAATCGCCCAAGTTTTTTCGGCCCTGCATCAAATCAAGCATTAACTGCTGATCGAGATTGCCTTGAGTCCATAGATGTCGAGACCTCACGCCGCTAAATGGCTTCTTGAACCTATCAGAATGGGAACCCTCCATTGGATTGCCCTCCGCATCTCTATGCATTGTCCCGTGGAAAGCCTGTCTTTGCTGTCCAGTGTCAACGGCGATACGGGGCTTCTGAAGCGGCATTGCATTGGCAACGGCTACGACTGAAGGAGAGCCGGAGCCAAACTTGCGTTCAAGACTCAACATTGCTGACGATTTGTCATTAACAGGGTTGGGGGAATGAAACTTTGATTGAGAGATGTTCCTAAACATCCTTGCATCGGCTGGCTCGCCTAGAGGGTCTTTTGATTTGAATGGCTTTGGAGGTCGCATAAACCGTGTGTCGTCAATGTTCTTTTGGTCGGCAACCGGATACATAGTCAAGCCTGTTTGACTGACAACTCCCTGCCCCGGTCTCCCTCTCTTATTCCCCGGCCATTCCTTCAAAATACTGATGCCCGCAGTGACGGCTCCGGTATGGCTGTCGCCCGACATCAGTTATCGGATCAACAGCAGGTTGAAAGGCTTTGTTAAGGAATAAGACCATAAATCTAATTTAACTCGCTCTATATGAACGCCGAGGTTTGTTAATTTCCTTCGACAGTAAACCTACCTCCAAACGGGTCCCTCGGTGTTCACCTTACATTGGAACCGTCGAAGCAACGCTTGCATTCACCGCAGGTCCCTTCAATACTTTGATCGTGTGCTTTTCGTATATTCAAAGGACATAGTGCCTTGTATCGCTCACCGTTTTCATTCAACAATTCTGAATAAAGCAATGGAGGGGGGGAGTAATTGTCGTAAAAGAATAAAGACACACCATGGTCATCCATTATTTGTTGCATATCGGGCCATTCGCCTTTGTCGCATTGATATGAGAAGAATATACGGTCTTTCATAGGGATGTCCAATTCAATCACCTTTTCCCTGCGTATGAGGGATTCTTTGTCAAGACTGAAGTGTAAATGGAGGTTGGGATAGTTTTTTACAAGTTTTGCCATTTCAGGTATCCTTGTTACAATCCATATAACCACATCAGGATGATTTTCACCAATATGGTTCAATGCTTCAACAGATTCAGGGAATAAGTCGCCTCCACCGTTCCACCGCAGGTAAGTAAGTGAACGCTTACGATATTCCTTAATGACTTCTTCAGCAAACCAAATAGGGTCTTTTACACAGGACTCATAACACCAAACTTGCTTCCTTAGTGAATTAGTCCACGCCGTCATGCCATTGGCATAATAGCAGGTCTTGATGCATAACTTAGACGGTTTACAGGTCCCCTGTATTGGAAAATTAAGCGACCAGCCTGATACCTTGTTTGCGCTCAATATGTCAGTCGGCCTTTTCAAATCAGGCATTTCATCGTCTTGGTCAAGTATTTTGAGCCTTATGTCCTTTGTTTTTTTAATAACTCTAGTCACACGGGCTTGGTCGGCCATAACACTCCTAATCCTGTCAACCCTATTAACTGATCATTCAAATCTCACGAGCGATGTAGCCTCTTGAATGAATCTCTTTTGGCTTCGTTCTTTCAACATCAGTCAATGGATAACCTACTGATTTACCTTCTTTATCCTCTTTTGACCCCTTTGGGACCCTGTGTTGTTGCCTATCTCGGTCAAACTCCTGCGAATTGTTGTATTGCTTTGGCTTTTCAATATCCATAAAGCCGACTAATTCAGCGGGGCCTTTGCCTGTTCTGATAATACCGACCTCCTCACCCACATATGGGTCGAGGCTATTGGTCCTTCTAGTTTCAATGGTCTTCTCACCATCAAGTATCATTTCAGTGTATGGGGCTTCACTATCATTGATGTTAATGCCCATCTGTTTAACCAATGCCCACGCTCGGTCAAAGGCCGTCATGGTAATGGGACGCACCGATCATACTTAGGCGATCTGTTTGGTAATAGCCCAAGCATCAACAAATGCTTTGTCAGATGATGCAGTGAAGTAATCAGCCATGCGGCTCCCGCCTTTATTCCAGTCAGGGTCATCAAGGTCGATTTCTAGTCCGTGAGTATCCTCTTCAACATCTCTCGGATTTATTCGCTCCGTAATCCGTTCGGGGTTATAAGGATTCAAACCCTGCGGGTTCCTAGTTGGGTCCGGCTTAAATCCCTTAAATGGGTCCGGCTTTCGATTCTCGTCGCCCCTGTATGACCGTGGGATGAAACTCGGATGTCGTTTTGATTCCTCGTTAAATGATTCAGAAGAGATTCCAGTAGTCGAAGGGTCTGTATCGTCCCAATCATCCTCCTCCTCGTCATCAGCAGGAGCCATTGCTGATTTTAGAAAGGTCCATGCCTGATCGAATGCTGACATTAGCAATTCCACCTTTTCAATGAAGCACCTTTGGGTGTGAGTTTGCCACCTTTGCTAGTTGGTCCTTTGACACCGCCCATCCTTGCACAGAAAGACTTCTTTCTTGCCTTCTTTTTACCAGTCGGATTCTTTTCAGTTACAGGTGGCTTCAGATTCGCCCCTTCTTCTCTTTTTGCTTTGGCTCGACCTTTCGCATTAAGTCCACCTTTTCGACTGTGTTTGTTGGGGTTGTAACCGTGAAATGGCTTTTCTTTCTTACCTTTTGTCAAAAGAGACGCAACAAGCGTATTACATGTGTCACAGTCACAAGCCGACTTTTTGGTTGATGATGGAACGCAGTTTGGGACTTTACGCCCTCCTTTATCCTTCATTCCAATTTGCTTGTATCCATCCCAGCACGGGTCCTCTTTCTCATCTTTGTATGTTTTTTCCTCGTTTTTCAACAGGGGCCAAGCATTGGAAAATGCAAGGGACATGATTACTCCTCTTTCTTGTCGCTAGGTTTCTCATACTTTGTCGAACCCGGCATAGTGTGAGTATTCTTTCTTGCACGGTCAATTAGACCCTGACCCAGTTTAGGTTTCTTTGCTGGGGATTCTTGGTCAGGCGATTTTCCTTTTCGATCACCGCCAGCGGTGCGTCTTTTTTCCTCACTACGCTTCTTTTCGTAATTTTTAGGAGACATTTCACGCATTGGGCCTTCGCCTTGTCCACCATACGGCTCTCCTCCACCATACGGTTCGTCCATGTCACCTTTGGGGTTGGGGGAGTTGTCTCTTGGATTTTCCATTATTCTTTTTTGGCGTTCCATGTCCCTTGGGTCCGGGTTTGGCGATGGTCTTTTGAAGCGGTTTTCTTTCGGGTTTTCACCCATGTATGGCTCGCTAGGAGGAAGTTTGTCCATTGGGTTTTGATGCATTGGAGGGGTTGGCATTCGCTTGTCGTCTTCAACTCTCATGTTGATCAGCGCATCTAGTAAGCGAGGGTTCATTTGACGCATTGAATCGGCATGGGAACCTTGTCCTAATGGCCCATCAATGGTATTGCCGTCCATTGGGTCATCACCATACATATTTGGCATTTTAAGAACGGTCCATGCACGCTCAAAGGAATCGGACATGGCTTTGCGAGGGTGTCTAATACCTAAACACTTTCTATAAGTCCGGCTTGTTTTATTTCATCCTGCGTCATTTCACGCATCCGCCGCTGACATTTACAGCAATTTGGCCTCTTGGCTATTGAATACAGCCTATGAATTGATTTTGTTTGAACATTGTAACATCCCCTGCGACATTCGCACCATCTATACGGCATAGATTTCAAGAGATGGGCTGTTGGTTTTTGAATGTTTACTTCACCAAGAATCGTCGTCCTCTAAATCCTCATGACATTCATCGCAGTTATACTCGCCATATCTGTCCTCGTTGGATAAGAGCATCGGTATAGTTTTTCCACATCCGCCGCATTGAACAATATGGCCCTCCATATCGTCTTGCATGTCATCAGGGTCCATGTCAAACAACTTTTTCGACTTCGACCAGTCAAAATCTCTAGGTTTTACCAAGTTTTGAAGAGTCAGGGTGTTTCTTGGGTCTCGGTCCATATAAGCCAACCATTCGTATCCCGCATCTCGCATTTGTTGTTTTAGTTGTTCAGTCATTTGACCCGTCATGTTTCTATTACCATGGCCAACGCCTTGTTGGTTGGCAATCATATCCCGAATACTTTGTTCTAGCATTGGCCGTTGTATTTCAGCACCAACCTGATCGTCAGGAATTAAACGACTCAATAATGAATCTCTAGCCTGCTGACCTCCGGGGTATTGAGGATTTTCTTCACTGCCCCTGTTCGGGTTGCCCATGAATTGCTGTAAAGGACTTATGTATCCTTGACCACCCTGCGGCTCCATAAACATAGCAATGGGTCCGTTTTGTAAAAACTCAATTGCTTCTCGGCCTAATGCAGGCGGTCTATCGCCTATTTGATTCAGGCCTTTGAGATTCTGTTCGTAATACTCCCTCATTTCCATTGGACTTGGGCGACCCGCATCGTTGAAGACCTGTTTCAAATCACCCTCCGACCCCTGCCCCCATTCTTCAGATAAGTTGTCCATTGCACCACTCACTAGGTCTTTTTGCGGTTCAGCCCCGTGTGAATAAAACTCGGCCAATATCTGTTGCATTGCTTCAGTATCGATTCGGTCATCATCAATCTCATAGAGGTTTGACGGGATTCTTATGTTGTCGCCAAAGTGACCGCCTAATGCATGTGCAGTTGCCACCTCCGGGTCCATGGCAAAATAACTGGGATATGTCCCTTCAGTGCCTCCCCTAAATATGCGGCCCATTTTCATTAACCTGTCCTCTTTAGGTTCACTATTCCTTCTCTCCCAAAGCCTCTCCCCTCCGGGTTCTTTACCCATATTTGGGTCAATGGTATAACCCATTCTTTCGACCACATCATAAATGCTGTTACCCAAGCCATGACCCCTTAACTCATCTAAGACATTTACCGCCAAAGGAGCAACCTCCCCCGATTCATGAGATGATGCCATGTTTGCTCCCCCCACATTCCTATCCCCCATTTCATCCCTCATTCTCTCCATTAAACCATCAATTTCAGTCACTTTTCGGTTCATATCCCATTCGGGTGCGATTTCCTTTATCCTTTCATATAACGGCCAATCAGATCTTGGTTTTCCGAAGGATGTATTTTCTCTAAGGTCCTTGAAACGGGCAGTTGCCCTCAATTTATCAAGGAAATGTCGGCCTTCTTTGATTTTGATTTCTAAGGGGTGTGACATTTCCCTTGTAGGGTGTATCCAATCCATTGTTGCCGATACTCTTTTTCCTTCATCATCAAATTGTTCAGCGTATGAGCCGTCAATCAACGGCATTTTAATCAAACTCCATGCGGTGTCGAAGGCGGTCATATCCAATCATCCTCCGAATATCCAGCCTCAATAGCGGCCTCTCGTTGCCAATCCTCTAAATCATTCCATTCGCCAAGCATTTCAACCATGCTATCATCATAACCAAGTGTTTCTATGAAATCATCATATTCAGCCGTTCTAAACACATCTCCATCCATCTCATAACTCGGTGGTTTTGGGTTGAACCTCTCAAGTGATTCATTATTCCTGTAAGCAATCAAGCGGCTTAGAGCGTCTTTTGCGTGTTGCCCTCTTTGTTCACCACTAAACATTTCGCCTGTTGTTCCCCCCAAAGACCCAACACCTCCAACCTTGTATCGGCCCTCATCAATGTATTCTTGAAGTAATTCAATAACTCGGTCATGTGATAAACGATCACCCATGTTATCATCATCCATAACACCAATACCGGGGCTAAACGGGTCTTCTTGCATTATACCGACTTCGGGTTCTTGAAAATCTCTTGGGTCAATAGTGCTGATGCTTGGTATTGTTCTCCGCATTGGCGGGGTGGTTTTACCTTCTGTATCTCTTTTCCCTCCCTTATCAGCATAGGGAACGGCTGAACCATACAAAGCATAATGCAAAGCAATATCAGGGTCGTCTGAATAATAGCGTGGGTCATCTCTAAAATCCCCGCCGCTATACAACATCTCATCATCACCAATCTCTCTTATTCGGCCACGGTCCGAATAAACATCAATAGGGGCTTTCACCAAACCCCAAGCGGTTTCAAAGGCGGTCATTGGCCCCCCTCCGGTGGCTTTCTTTCATTGTTTTCCCAATGAATGCGCTCGTAATACGCATTGCGTCTCGCCGCTTCTTCTTCAGGTGTTTCGTCCTTATGTTGGTAATTATCGCCAACGGCAGGTCCTTCAGGGTCATGGACTTCATAAGAGCCACAGTTAGGGCATTTACGCCCACGGCCTTTATGCCAACCTACAAAATCGGTTGTCTCACCAGTATGTCCACATGAAAAGCATTCTAGCATATCAGCACCAAGCCCCATTGAGAGTTGGTCGATCACTCTAGCAACTGGATTATCGAACACTTCATTGTCAGGATAATCATCGTCTTCAAATGGCTCATCATCTGACTTGACCATCAGGTTCCATGCGGTGTCGAAGGCGGTCATTGGCTCACTCTTTTGGCGAAGATCAGAAAATGGTTTATTCCCCATTGAATACTCTCTCCCTCTATAAACTGGACCCGACATCATTTGTTTTCGTTTTTCAGGACTCATAAATCCGCTTGGTTGCGAAGAATCGGGCGTTGCGCTATATGCACCAAACTCATGCCCTATGGACCGCAATGTTCTGTAATTGTTTTCTTGTTGTTTTTCTTCTTCGGTTGGTCCAGCGACCCAACGGTCAAAATCAAACTCTTCACCTTCAGGCGGGTCTTTGTAGCCTGTTTGTTGTTTAGCCCATTCCGTTATGTCATCGTTTTGGACACGATGAACCGTTTCATGCGCCCCTATTGCGGCCATCTCTTCAACATTCTCATCCCAATTTTCATCGTCTGTAAAGTCAAGTGCTGACAGGTTTATTCCTGTATAAGACCCGTCATCGTTTAAGCGTGGAGTTGATTCACCACGATGATATGTTCCTTTGTCGCTTTGCGTTGAAGGCGGTATCGCTGGTTTGTCAATAGCAGTTGATAAATCAACCCACTCTCTTGAACCTTTACGGTAATGTGCGGCGTTTTGTTGGCCTACGCCCTCCATCCTCGGCTTTCTATCGTATTCCTTATTCTGCGTATATTCGGAAGGGCGTGTTTTATTATGGTCTGCGGCGTAATGATGCCCTTTGTGTCTTGCATTAGGGGCAAAGTGAAAATCAAACTTGATTAAATTGAAAGCGGTGTCGAAGGCGGTCATGGATTCTCCCACCTTTCGCCTCTTTTCGTTTCCATAAAGGGCGATTGAAATTGGTTATTGCGGTTTAGCACTCCGTCCATCCACATTTGGTCTAATTGATCGGCCCCTTCAGTCATTTCAGGGCCAAGACTACGCAGGTCTAGGTTTTTGGTTGCACCTTTTAATCTCACATAATCCTGTAATAACTCTTGAACCGATTCAAAGCCCAATTCGTTTAATGCGACTTGTAATGACCTAAATTGTTCTTGAGGGTTGTATTCAGTAAGTGTCTTTGGTTTATCCACTACATTTGTGCCAAGTTGTCTTATGGCTTCTGCCGTTTCCTCCTGTCTTTGAACCGCACTGGCTTTATGTTCGTCTAACATCTCATCTAAGGATGACACGCCAAAGTTTCGCCCCTTTCGGGCAGGTTGCATAGCAACTGCACCACAATTCATACAATCAAGGTGTATGCCGTTTTGGTCCTCAACCATCATTGGCATTTTACAAGCAGGGCATTCCCATCCTTTGGCTGGCATCTTAATCAAACTCCATGCGGTATCGAAGGCGGTCATCAGTCGTCATCTCCCCGTATCAACCGGCGTAGCCACTCTCTATCTTTCTTTACTTTTTCAGGTGATCGGTAAAAGTCAGGGTTTTCATCATAAAACTTACCCATGCTGTGAGATACTTCTCTTTGCATGTCATGATGGTTATTGAGGTCGTTTGCGCTATACTCGGCAACTTTCTGTTTCCAGTCTGAATCCTCATTATGAGGGTCTTCATAAATAGACGCTAAAGACTCCTGCATCAGTATCCGCCGCATAATGCCGCTTATGTCATCATTAAAACTGTTATTTCTCCTTTGATTGCCAACATAATGCTCTCCTCCTCTATCCGCATATTTTTTGGTCCATTCGTGTTCTTCTTCAGGTTGAGTTGTATGGCCCAATTCATGGTTAATGAGGCGAATAATCCTGTCCATAATAGGAATGTCTTCGTTATCTCTTAGGTATTCCTCTTTTTGAGACCGATACCTTTCGTTATCCCTCCTATATCTCGACTCGGCAATTTTGTTTCGGGCTTCCAAACGCCTTCTTTCTTGCGCCTGTTCCCTCCAATTATCGGAGTCAAAATCAATATCGGGCATGTCCATCCAATGGGTATATCCCGGCGTTTTTGTCCTAGAAGGTGGTCGTGGGTTGTCTTTTTCATATTCCTCTTCCATATCAAATCGGACATTGCTGGTGATGTTAGGAAGGCTGATCAACATTCGGCCATCGCCAAAAAGTGGTTTGTCAAGGTTATCTTGGCTTTCGCCTCTCCAATTAGTTTTCTGTTCGTAGCCTTCGTCACTATTGGCTTGACCGCCCGGACTAAAATGACCATACTCATCTAAGTAGCGTTCTCGGTGTGTTTGATTCTTTTCACCGCCATGTGCGTTTTCACCTTCAGGGTTATCCCAATTAGGGACCGCATCCCAGCCGCCCCTATCATCATACTTGTTTGGGTTTTCTTCGGGGGTATTCTGTAAGCGGTTATACAACCACATCCGCTTGTAAGCGATTTCTTGAGGAGTTTCATTGCCCTCAATAAAATCAAAATCAGCCTTGAAGAAAGCCCATGCTTCATCGAATGCGCTCATTCGCCTCGCCCCGTTCCGTTGCACATATCGCATTCAAGACCTTTATTGCGGCCATGAGGTTGGTCGCCTGTGCCTTTGCACTGGCCACATATAGATTGTTTTTGAGGTGTCATGGCGTATTCCCTGTCATGAGGGGTAAAGGACTCACATGTTCGGCAATCCCAGCCATGGATGACCGGATAGCCATACCCCAACTGGTTTACCCGTTGGGTCATTTTAGTGCCGCATTCGGGGCAAATGTCATTCCCCCCAAACTCAACAAGGGGTTCGCCTTCTTTGAGCAATCGCCATGCTTCATCGAATGCGGTCAATGACTTCACCACCTTTATTCTTGATCGCTCTTACTGCACGACGCATTTTCATGCCACGGGGCTTATGTTTTATCCAAGTAGCCAGTCGCACGGCATCTTTCAGGTCCTTTGACTTAACACCACAGTCGATGTCTCTAGCCTCGCACCATTTAACGAATACTTCAGTTGCTAGGTTCGCACCTGAACCGGGGATGAATGGGCAACCACCTAAGCCACCAATGCTAGTATCAAACTCTTTTATCCCTAAATCGACAGCAATATCGACATTTTGATACAGATAAGGGCCATGATGGAGGTGTAAAGCGATGTTTTCAGTTATATCGCTGGTAATGTCGTATGCTTTCTTGATCATCACTGGGGTGGCAATACCATCTGTGTCGCATAATACAACCTTATTGCCGAATTGCATTGCTATTTCGACAGCATTCTTCAAATCCTCATCAGGACAACCGAATGCCATTGAGATATAGACACGCACATTGCTAGGCTCTATGCCTTCTAATGCCAGTTTGTATTCCTCGACAATCGAATCCAGCCCACGGCCATAGTTGGACATGTTGAATACTTCATTTGGCGAGTAAAATATGTTGAATAAGTAAGCACCTACTAACTTAGCACGGTCAACACCACGCTTATTCGGCACTAAAACGGACATATTGGCATCTAAACCGGCAACTGCGGCATACACCCCGTCGCTTTCAGCCATGTTTGGGACCAACTTGGGGTGGACAAATGCGCCAACTTCTATGTCAGTAAGTCCTGACTTAGCCAACGCCGCCACCAATTCAACCTTCTCGTCATATGATATTGGGTATTTTAGAGCCTGAAGTCCGTCTCTAGGTCCCACTTCAAAGATGGAGACCTTCTTCATACCCATCCACCTTCAGTGTCACGGAAGTAGTCCTCCCCGACTAATTGAGCAATGCGAGATTCAGGGTTCTTCTCACTGAAATCCTTCAGGCGTTTCAATGGAACGGCGGATTCATGGAAAAAGCCACCTGCACCTAAAGCACCCATTGGTGTGACATAGGTCTTCAGGTCGGAGATCGGATTGTGTTCTTCACCTTCATATCTCAACTCCAATGGATATGTTCCGTGTAATTCAGGGTTGGTCTTATCGCCTTTTCTCCTGTGAATCTGTTCAAAACGATATGGGTGCATTTGAGGCGCACCCCATTTGGTTCCTTTCAACTGCCATTTACTTGGTTCCTCAAAATAACTCCCACCCATCACGGGGCGTTGATAAATCATATCTCCTTCTTGGTTCTTCCTTCGGATTACATGGTCGGTGTCCCACTTCCCGTTATCCCTCCAAGGCTTTCTGTTGATTGCCATCCTCCGGCCATAGCCGCCCTCGGTCATTTTCCGACCAAGTTTATTCCACATGCCATAGGCTTCAGGGGAATATGTATCGTCTCCCGCTCGACCATAGGTTTGAGCCATAGTCCCCAACATATGGGACCCAATCCCTTGACCACCCATTCCGGGCAATACGCTCATCTGTGCTACATTGCCATCCAGCGTTGGTGCGCCGTGTCCGACAGTCATCCATTCTTTTGAATCATTGGCCGCTTCGTGCCGAATTGCCGCTTCAAGGACTTCGGGGGCTAATGCCTGTTGCCATGGGGTCCATGCTACTGGTCTCCCACTTCCGTGTCTAGTAATACGGCGTTGCTCAAGGTGTTGAGGAAACTCGGTAAGACCCAATGGAGTTGAAAAGCGGTCCTGCTTCATCTCACGAAGGGTTCCTTCAACAGTTGATCGTCCACTACGACTATCCTCATAGGGTTCGTCCTCCCATTCTGAATATACATCGGGCCATTGGTCGTGTCTCCTATTGCGGAGTTTACCTAAACGGTCAATGTTCTCCTCCAAAATCGGAATAACCTTGCCAACAGGCATTTTATACTCGTGTTGAAGCACGCCAGCATCTGAATAGCCAAGGTTCATGTTGGGTCTGATGAGTTGTATCAGGCTTTCAGGAGTCTCTTGGAGAATCGGGTCGGCCTTAATGAGGTCCCATAACTGGTCAAAAGTTATCATAGCCCTCGGTCCCCCATAAATTGACTAATATCAAAGTCTTTCCCCATAAGTTTGGCCGCATTAGCAACTGCACGGAGTCCCATTGCCTTTCGACTGTCGGGGACTACGCCAGCCTGATCGTTCACTGAACCAACCATCCGTTGGTCTTTGAGGTGATGTCCAAGGTGGCTTATCTCACCTCTAGCATCATTTTGATAACTGTTGTATTTTGGCGACAATTGCCTGTAATCTCTAAACAATGCGTCTTCGGAACCCGGTTCCATAGGAATTGAGTCCCATTCGGGGTAATAGTCTTCAGGGTCAATGTATTCATCCCATTTGTCCTCATACCAGCGGTCCCCTTCAGGCCCGCTTCTTACTCGGTATCCACCGCCATATGCCTCACTTCTTGGTTCAGCACGAGCGTATTCATCGGAAAAGTCTGACAATTTAGGGGGGAATGGGATGCCGGTCAACCTAGCGGTGTGAATCTCATCACCCATTGCCATGCTTTCAGGAGACAAGTTGGAGCCGGGGTGGTTGGCATAAGCCGCCCATGCATCCTCGTGATGGCGACTATTGCGGTTCTTTGGACCGTCTTGCCTTCGACCAAAGGTCTTGTTTCGATTATCCAAGCCAACCTCTTGACCTAAATGGGCGGCATACTCGTGCGCCCTGAAGAAGTTATCATCAATGAAACCCTGCAATACCTCTCGCTGTTCAGGGTTTGGATTGTCACTATCTCCTAAACCAAAGTCATCCATCGCTTTCTGATCAACAGCCGCTTGATAGTGAGCCATCAATTCATCATTAACAGCGGCGTGCATTGCTTCGTGGTGTAATGTTTGCTCGACACCCTCTTCTAATCGGTCTGATTCTCTTAAACCACCACCATAAGTCCCGTATTGCATCCACCACGCTGGCGATGACAGGTCAACGCCATAGTATCCTTTTCGCTGTTGAGGCAATACTTCTCGCTTAGGCAACTGTTCCATATAGCGTTCAGGGGTTCCATCCTCGCCGTATCTCCAACGAGGCATTTCTGTTCGTGAATAGTTTTCAGCACGCCCCGCTTTGGTTCGCAGGTCATGGTTTTTACCGACAGGGACAAAATGCCCCAATGTGTCTCCACCCATTGCCCCTTGCATCATTCGCCTGCCGTTATCTCTAACAGGCGTTCCAAAGAAGAAGTCCTTAGCAAGCATGTCCCACATGAAATCAAAAACTTCGTCGTGGTCCTGCTTTTCAGCGTCAGACTCCTTGGAAAAAAGAAAACCAGCAGAAAATGCATTACCGCCGGTCATAGTTTCCCCGAAGGGGACCCAATAGAAAATCATTGGGGAGATCGAACGCCAAAAACAGCCCATTGCACCCTGTTAGGGCTGACAGCCATTACCAAAAAAAATGGGGCGTAGCGTATGCGGTCAGCCGCCGCCCGAAAAAGAAAAAAAAAACATCTCCAAAGGCACGCCAAAAGAAAAAAGGGACAGCCCAGCCGCAGGCTGGGCATCCAATCGTGGCACTGGTCGGCTGGTTCAATGGCTGAACGCATTACTGCGCTCCATTGACTCGATCATCCAGCCTGAACCCAGCAATGGACTGGTCCAGCATCCTGCTGGACCTGAATGCGGGCTGTTTTGGGCTGGTTCTCGGCCTGCATTGGTTCAGCCCAGCCACATTGCCCTAGTCCAGCCATTCAATGCGTTCTCGGCCCAGCCATTGCCCATTCTAGGGCCAGCGCAAAACCCAGTTTAATTCACAGCCTCAAATTATTGCCACATTTGCGCTGGCCCATTCAATGCATTGCCAGTTTCAATGCCATTGGCCAAAACCAAACAGGCCAAGCCACCCACCGCAGTGCGGATTGACCACCTCATTTGTGGCTGGAATGGAGGTGATTGGATTGGGTGCTGGGAGAGGGCTGACATACGACACGATTGACATATATGACACAGGTCATATGACATATTTCACATACCATTCATTTGGACCATTTCATTGGACCTATTTACCCTGATATTTACTCCCCTTTAGGCTGTTGTCGGATGTGTCATATTTGTCGTGGATTTGACCTGCAATGATCGATGGAATGGCCACGATTATTGGCCATATTCAATCGTTGCACTGCTGTGGAGTCTTCATAAACCCTGACCGCCTCGGATGGGGTAGCGGGGACTATGAATGCCCTGCGGGATTTGAACAATATGAACAACAAAATGAGTATGATGAGAATGATGACCCTAGTTGCTTTGGTGCTTTGCAGTGCCACAGTTGCTACTGGTCTTGAGCCACAGCAAAACGCTGAAATTGAGAACGAATACAACGATGAAATGGTGCTGACAAACCTGCACTTCATTGCTGGAAACAACCGACAACGAAGAACGGAGCGATTAGCCAAGGATTCTTGGAATCGTCGTCTGTCCCGTTGGTTGTCTCCAAGGAACAGAATGAAGCGTTTTTGGACCCACTGGGAATCACTGAATCCTAGTCAGCAAAAGCGGATGATTCTAGTCCACAGAATCAAGTCGAAACTGCCATCCCTAGGGACAGTGGTTTTGGCACTACTAGCACTGTCGGTTCTAGGACCAATGATCGGTCTAGTTGGGATGACTAAGACCAACGATGAGTTGCAGGCTAAAGTCGATGCTGACATGGCCCTAAAGGACCGAGACCACCGTCTAGGACTTTGGATGCCTGAATCAGCGGCACTGATGGCAATGATGCCAACAGACATCCTAGAACACCACTTGGAGATGGAGGACACTGATGTCCGAATCACCAACAACCTCCATCGAGTTGTCATCCACAGTGAGACAGCAGTATGGGGTGTCACATTGTCCAAGAGAGACTACGAAAACAAGGTCGTAGTGACAGGAATGTCACTAGAGGCTGATGTTGGAGTCAGTGTTCAGGATTGGGTGTATCAGACCGAGGAGATAGGAGATAGGCCACAGCGACACATCGAGTTGTTGCCTAATGCTCAACTGGACAAATATGGGAGAGACCCGATTCAGGAGGCTAAGAACCACTGCAATGACCTCTATGGCAACATAGGCAACAGTGATTCAGCACGATGGAGACAAATCGATGGTCCTGTTGACATCAGCACCAAGATGACAGCACTGAACCTGATGGCGAACCAAGCAATATCGATCATTGACAGCATTATGTCAACCAAGGAACATGACCTGTCCTGCTTCACTTCCAACTATCGAGATGAACCAGTGACATGGACTTTCAGCGACTGGAAAACCAATGGCTGGGAGATGTCAAACGACCAACAGATTGGGCTACTGGCCGTGGAGTTGTCAACTAGAGTCAAGGCACTGGACCAAGCAGAAGGCAAGACCAAGGCTGTCAACAGCCACGATTCGATACTCCGCTGGATACTAGACCAGCATGGCGTTGAATCCTTCGATGACCTGAATGCAAACCAAGTCAAGTTGGCAGTGGTTGCAGTGCAGGAATTGATTCACCAAAACCACTGTGTCCCAATCACCGCTGACAATCCAAGCCAGTGGGCAACCAAGGGCAACCAAGGTGCATTAGACGAATGGGGAGACCATGTATTGTATCATGAGGAATGGACCCAAGAGGGAGGAGACATCACCCTAATCCGTGACCCTAGCAAACAGGAAACCCACCTGTCCAAGTTTACCAGTTGGGAATACATCGACGACTCGATCAAGGCTGACATGAAGTGGGAGACCCTAGAGGATTTCAAGTGGGACATGGAGAAAGCATCCCAGTGGAAAGATGACAACAGCCGAGTCAAGGTCGAAGGCACTGAAGGATACTTGCAGGGCAAATGCTACTACCTCAACAAGCCAGTGTTTGATGCACTGGATGAGGAGACATTCCCAGCACAGTTGGAGGACATACTAGGCCTCCGATATGTTTCGCTTCAACTGGACACTACTGGTGACAAGAAGGGCGAGCGTGTCCTAGCACCATTCAGGAGACCTAGAACACATGGCAAATACGATGTTGAAATCAGCCCTGACAAGAATGGAGGAACCCTCGGAACAGGATGGCAGGGCAGTAGTCTCATGTCCCACTTGAACCGTGGTGACAGCAAGGCCGACAAGATGCACTGGATTGACAGGATGATGAATTACACCAAGGTCATCGGTGATGCCAAGGTGAAGATCAGTGAGACCATTGCCAAAATGATTCCACTGATGATGACCATCAAGAACAGCGAGAACGACGCAAAAGCATCTCCTAGTAGTCTAGGACTCAAGAGGTCGTTGAAGGCCCTAGAATCGGCTGATATGGGTGCTTTGGGACAATCCCTGTTCCCAGCACACTTCGATGCTGAATCAAACCTAGTGGATGATGAATCAGGTGCTATCGATATTGTCTCGGTATTCACCCTGATATTCCTGCCACTGGTCATGGTCATCAAGGCGATTTACAAACTGCAACAATACTCATCCTGTGGCTCAAGAGAGTCGGAGGAGGAGATTTACTCTAGCAAGACCAAGGTCATTTACAACTTCAAAATGGAGGCTAGAAACAAAGGATTCGTTGTCATGGCCAATGCTCACTTCGATGGTGGGAGTCACCCAGCATACATCGCTCAATCCGACCTCAAGTATTGGTATGGCGATGAAGAAACAACCCATGCTGAAGAGATACTGGCCATCACCAGTGCATACAATGAGGTCCGTTTGAAGCATATCCGTTCCACTGATGATTTCAGTGGCAACTGGTCAGGTTCAACCTATACCAGTGGTGCTGGAATCAAGGCGATCAGTCATGCCCACAACCAATACTGGTCAGCCGTTGATGAGATGGTTGATGGTGACTATTCCGACCAACAGATACACGCCTTCGTCTTGGACTCCAAGACCTCATTCCGAAAGGCTGTGAGTCAATTCAGTGCTATGCTGGATGAAGGCACGCCGACAGTGATGTTTGGCAACAGGATGGACGATAGCAGGGACCACAGGATGCTCAAGAATGCAGGCAAAGCAGTGAGACTTGGTGGACAGAAGGACGATGTTGATGAACGCTATCATCGCAGTGAGGAATCGTGTGCCGAGGTAGTCAAATCAGCACAGGAATACATCGACCTGTGGCAGGAGAGCATCCTGTATGACCTAGGCAACATATGGTCCATTTGGTCAGTCCACGAGTCCTCTTTCGATGACGACCACTACGGTCAAGGTGGATGCTGGACAGCGGCTCAAATCGAGGCTCGCTTTGAACAGGACCTAGGACATCACATCAAGTCCAAGGAGGCCCTGATGAAGCCTGTTTACATGCTCGATGATGATGCAGGTGCAGTTGACCTAGTATCGATCATGGTGCTACTATTCCTGCCAGTGATTATGATTGTCAAGGCGGTCCAAATAGTGCTAGAGCATTCACAGGCTGTCGAGGTATTGCTGGCATACAGAATGAAGCATCACCAAGAGATTCAGGACGACAACAGCCTGCTGTTTGACATCAACCACATGACCAGCAACTTCGACATGCTCAAGGTGCTTGAGACAGCACAGAAGGACTCATCGACCATGGAGTCCATGAGAGATGGATGCAAATGCACCGACTGTCAATTCCTTTACCTCCGAGTCAAGGACGATGGAGGAGATGTCAATGGACAGACCATGCAGGACCGTGGCTTGAATCAGGTGATGACAGCCAAGGTTCAGGGCGACAGGATTGTCACCCAGCGACTGTGTGAAATGCACGACTGTGACGAGCCTATTGGGGTTCATGACCAGTGGTTCCACCTCGACAACGATGAGGTGGTCTGTGAGGATTGTTTCGACCAGCACGGTCTTCTTGTTCAAGTTAAGGCCGTTGCTGGCAGTGGCAAAACCAAGTTGTTGAGAGATGTTCTTGCTGGTGAAGTCAAACACGCCACCACTGAAGTATCAATGATCGAGATGCAGGACCAGTTTGGATTCAAGTTTAGTGACTCACCTGACTGGGAGACGGCACTGGATGACATGAAGGAACAGCAACAATCCTTCAACACCGAAACCGACAATGACCTCATCAATTGCTGGATTAGGAACATCCACGAATCAACCGAGGATGTGTTCTTCGACATGGTTGACAAAGAGGCATTCATCACTGACGGCAACAAATACTTCGTCCAGTGCTGGATTGGATTGATGTCCAAGCCTGAAATGACAGCGAGAAAAGTGAAGGTCCAGTTGGAGACCGCTAGGAGGAACCAATGGGGCAACTACATCGATACTTTGGAGTTAGACGAGGCAGGTGCTGTGGACCTAGTTTCAGTCATGATGCTACTTTTCCTCCCACTGATCATGGTCGTCAAGGCTGTCCAGTATGCATCAGCACTGGCTGACCAATACAGCGAGATGCGACATCCTGCTGAAGCACACAGAATCGATGAGGACATCCCTGAATTGCTCGCCTTTGGTGGTGGGGTTGACTCCACAGCAATGGTCGCCATTCAGTGCGATAGAGACGCTGGATTCGCAGTTGTCAACAGCATCCTAGAGGCCAAGGGTCAACAGGGCTGGACTAGCGATGAGTTTGATGAGATGTTCCCACCAGTTGAGCATGTTGTCTTCGCCAATACAGGTGCTGAATGGGACCACACCTATGCCAACATCGAGTATGCCAAGGTTCGATTGCAGGAGGCAGGAATACCGTTCACCATCGTCCACAACGAATACCGTGGACCGATTGATGATTACATCAAGGAGCGAGGCATTGTCCCGTTCTTCAATGGTGGCAAGCACACCTGCTCCAAAATATGGAAACAGAAGCCCATGCAGGACTGGTCCAAAGAGACCTATGGCAAGGACACTGTGGTTCGCTGGGCTGTTGGCATCTCCTATGATGAGACGGCTCGTATGTCCAAGTTTAACGGCCTTGACAAGAAGGCACTGGACCAAGGTCAGGTCAGTCGATTCCCAATGACCGACCTGATGATGACTCGATACGATGAGCAACTGATCATCCAAGAGATGAATTGGTCTCCTGATGGTGATGTAGTCAGGCTCTCCGCTTGCTATCACTGCCCATACAACACCGAGGAGGACCTGCGTCTCCTCCGCAACCATAACCCAGCACTGTGGACCAAGGCTGTCGAGATTGAGCAAGCATTCTTTGACAACACCAACCATCAGAATTGGCTCGATGCTGGCAGGCCATTGAATGGTCGATGCAACAACCTTGTCGATGACAAGAAGTGCAACACCAAACCAATCGCTGGTCAATCCGATTGTCTAGGCTGTGGGCAGGAATACAACGGTGTTCGCCGTGCGCCACATGGTATGTGGGCTGATGACTATGCCAACCGTGCCGAGGACCCACAGCGATTGATTCAACGCAATGGACCAACAGGTTCACTGATGTCCATGGAGGAATGGGGCAACTACATCGATACAGGAGTCACCCCAGCACCCGAAGGACAGACTACACTGTTCGATACTGGGTGCGGTGGATGTTCAGGCAAAGGACTTCTCTTCGATGACAGTGCATCTGTCTCGATCACTGGGATTTACTTCGCTCTCTTCTTCATTCTGTGTGTGCCTTTAATTATGGTAATCAAGACGGTCCAACTGATGCACCCTATTCTCGTCAAACAATCTAGTGACATTACATCCAGTGAGGACTCATCGTTTGAGACCTGTGGAGGCCAGTCAGCACCTGATGTTGATGGCTCCACCATCCAACTGCATTACGCTGTCCCATCCACCAACTGTGATGGATTCCCTCACAGTGCTGAACAGGCTGTTGGACTCAATCAACTGCATGATGGATTCATCCATTGGGCGGAGACAGGAGAACCAGTCTGTCAGATTATCGAGGCCGTTGCAGGTAGTGGCAAGACCACTTATATCAAGTCCGTTGCCAAAATGATGGCCAACCTAGGACTAGGCTCATACCGTGTCATCCTCACTGCATTCAATGTCCACATTGCCAAGGACCTCAATCAGGTTGCTATCGACATTGGGCCGTCTCTAAGCGGCTTCGTTAGGATGGGTGGCAGTAACACTGTCCAAGCGGCAGGACTGTCCGAGATTCTAGTCCCTGCTGGTCTTCAGAAGGGCGTTGACATATCCGTCGATGGTTCCAAGGAGCGCAACCTCGCTAGAGTTGTCCTGTCTGATGCCATTGGCCAGCATTCAGAATACAATGACCTGATCGAGCAGGGAACCGCTGACCAGCCTCAAAACTGGACCAGTGCTTGGTATGCTCATGCTAGTGCCTTGATGGACCTAGTGTCCTCGGTCAAGGACGATGGCCTAGACCCTCGTCTCGACTCATTCACTGCTGACTTCAACGACTTCTTGAATCGCAAGTCCAGCATCCTCAACTGGACTGAATCCCCGCTGTTCACACTGAAGAAGTCCATCCTCATTCAGATGATTACTCGATGTATCAAAGAAGGACAGACCCTCGTATTCAATGCAGGAACCGTCCTTAGACCTGCCAAGGGTGCTAAGTCACCCAATGGTGAGCGAGGATACAAGCGTGGAGTCCACACCTATACTGGCGGCCCCTATGACAAGCAAGTTGCTGACCGCATCAAGGCTGTCTGTCCTGAACCATCCAAGAAGGGTTCAGGCCGACGCAAGGTCGCCAGCAATGATGCAAAGCGCAGTGGATGCAAAGGAACCACCAAGTCAATGATCGAAGGTGGACCAGTATTCGACATCAAGCGCATCAAGGCTAAGATGTTCGATGATGATGCTACTGTCGATGAGTATCTAGCCTGTGAGGTCAACCTGCCTATGTTTGTCAGGTTCTCATCCTATGATGCTGGCAACGGCAATGTATCCACTGCCCATCAGAAGCATTGCAGTGTCAATGTTGACTCCACATACCAACGCAACGGTGGCACATCAATCCGTGCGGCCATTGGCAACTTCGCTAAGGTTGGCAACAACGGCAACATGCAGAAGGCGAACATTGGAGGAATCCACCGCTGGAAAATAACTGATGAAAAGTCGGCTAGGAGAGCAATGGCACTACTAGCACTACACTTCGGCACTACTGCCAAAGGAGTCTATGTCAATGAGGCTGAAGTCGAGGAGTCCAAGGATGCGAACCCAGTTGGTGTCGTCTCCTTCGATGACATGACATACAGCCCATTCTATTACGACCTGCGACCTCCACAGCCAGCGGTGCTACTGTGTGTCGATGAAGTGCAGGACCTGTCTGTATTGAAGGGCGACATGGTTCGCCGCTTCGCTGATGAATCCACCAATGTTCTCTTAGTCGGTGATCGTCGTCAGGCACTGTATTTATTCGCAGGTGCAGATGGTGCGGCAATGACCAAGAATGCTCAAGCATTCAACTGTGAACCATTGCCAATGACCATCTGTTGGAGAAACAGCATCAAGGTTGGACAGAATGTCCACCGCATGATGGCTTGGGCTACATCAGTAGCCACCAGTGGTGAAGAACCAGTGGACCTATCCAAGACAGAAGTCCCAGCATATGCTGACCATCGCTGTCCTCCTGTCGCTGACTGGCGTGAAGGTGCTTCTAGCATCAGGATGCCAGCACACCTCGTATCTCAATACATTGAGGCGGGAGACATCACATGTAGCCGTGTGGTTGCACCACTGGCTAGAATCGCTATCAACACCCTGCGAGAAGGCAAAGCAGTTGTATTGCCAGCAGGCAATGACGGTATCGATGGACTTGTCAAGAAAATATGGACAGGCTCTCGACCAAAGTATTCAGGCAAAGGTCATGCTATCAAAGGTCTAGGACTCCCTCAAACTGACAGCCCAACCTCAAGAGACATTGCACATGATGCTCCATCTCAAGTATCCCTCACTGAAATCAAGAAGCGAGTCGATGATCTGTTGAATTATGTTCGTAACAAAATAATCAGGGATGCTGGCAATGACCCCAAGGCTGTTGACAAGGACAACTCCTATCAGAATCTAGTCGATGAGACTGACTGTGTTATGGCACTGGCTGAAGGATGGCTTGAACAGACTGGCAACATCAACCAGTCCAGCCGTGGCTCCACTACTCGTGCTGACCCAGCACTGTTCTTGAAGTGGCTAGACCAATTCCTAGGACAGACTGAAGGTCGCAATGGCGAGGACAGTATCAGGTTCGCTTCTGTTCACCGTGTCAAGGGAGCGCAGGGCAAGAGGACTTTCATTGTCATGGACCGTATCCTCAAGGACAAAGAGGGCGAGGAGAGAGTCGTTGGTGCATTCATGCTACCTCACTGCATGACTACACCTGATGAGGCTGTTCAAGAGTTGAATGCAGTGTATGTAGCATCAACTAGGGCCATCGACCAAACAGTCCTCGTATCTCATGACAAAGACTTGGCTGAAGTATTCCCAACCAAGGAGTCCTTCGACCTAGTATGGCAAGCCGCCAACAGCGGTGATGACACACTGGTCGCAATGGCATACAAGAACGCTACAATGCCTGAAGCCGACAGGGTTGTAGCCCAGCCCAAGGTCGATCACCTAGAATGTGGTTCATGTGATATACCTCTCGATGCTGATGCTGATGTTGATGAATGCGTCACCGAAGGCTGTGATTCAATCATGTGCAAAGAATACAGCGGCAGGGAGGCCAGTGGCCCAGCAGGTTGCAGTGTTCCAGCAACCTTTGACGATATGATTAACCGCACTGGCAATAAAATATGCTTCAAGTGTTCCGCTAAACAGCGTGAAGAGGCATTAGCCAAAGAAGCCGCTGAAGAGACACCTGAAGACGCTGTTGAAGCCGTTGACCCTAGGGCGTTTACTGATGAAACAGTCACATACAAATGCGATGCGTGCAGTTATGAAATCAATCCAAGGGTCCGTGAAGACGGCACACATTCAGGAGGAGGTCGATGCCCATACCGTCGCACGGATGGCTGTAATGGCCATATGCAATATGTGGACGAATCCGAGCCTGAAGAAGTGATCGACATTGCCAAAGAGATGGCAAACGCACACTTTGAAATGGAGGTGGATGCTACTCGTTTGGACAATCCAAACTTTAACCAAGGCATGACAATGCAGGAGAGGATGGACAAGGCAATGCGAGATGATGAGTCAGGAGCCGTCGATTTAGTGAGCCTTTTTATGCTGATGCTGTTCCCTATCATCCTAGTGGTAAACATGGCTAAGAAGATAGTCCCAGCGTTTACATTGGCTCAAAGAGAAGCATTGTCTGATGAGGGACCATCATACTACATGAGCGACGATGATACCAAGAACCGTGTCATCAACGACAGGGCCGCATTCAATGGCAAGGCTGGGTTCTTCTTGGCATGTGAGGCGTGTAATGAGTCGAAGTTTCATAACTTCACAGACAGCGATAAGCATCCTCGTCTCGCCCTTCAGTCGAGACGCACGAGCAACCCGTTCTCTAGGACTCGATCATTCAATATCCACTGTGAGTCGTGCGGTGGTATTACCAAGCACCATAAGCAACCAAAGCCACCTGAATGGTCTCCTAAGTCCCTAGTCACTATTGAGAACATGGGGACTCGACCTGAACAGTGGGGCTTCGCACCAGTGAAGTTTCACAAGCAAAAGGTTGAGTCATTCGATACATGTCGCAACTCTCCCAACAGTTTCTCATCTAGCGAGCAAATTGTCCCAGTGAAAGGATATGACAGAAGCCGTTATTCTCGTAAACATAGCATATGTTCCAATGCCATCACCAAGCACCTCATTGAAAAGAGGGAGGAGAGGATGACAACTAAGTGGACGAGGGACCGTAATTACAACATCGTGGAGGACCTTCAATCATGCATGGGTTCAGGGGAGTTGGTCATGACGATCACTGACATGAATGAGGAGGAGTTGTGGAGACGGCTACATCCAATGACTAATGATAAAGGGAGACTACTTGACAAATACATCCCAAAGGATGAGGAAAACACATGGTCGTTCAGGAATAAAGTGGAGGAGGAGATAGAAGCATCATTCCACATTGAACCTAAAAACCAGTCAATGACGAACCGTGCGATATTGTATCACCATTATGACCAACTCGATGAAGTCACACACACTGAAGTTATCAAGTGTGAAACTAAGAGAGCAAAGCAGGAATTGAAAGACGGTGAATGGGTGGTCGTGGAACCTGCTGAATACAGGCCAGCACTGATTGTTTACTTCAAGTGCAACAAGTGTGAAGGAGGAGATGCTGAAGGTTATTCAGTCTTGAAAAAGAAGCAGGTGATGAATAAGCGAAAAGTCGGCTTCACCGCTGATGTGGGGACCATAGGCATATGGTCCAAAACACCGCTGAATGTTGGAGTTGTCCAATGGCCAAAGGATGATCAGGACAAACATCTCGTCCGTTTTGATTCAAGGTTTAGTCACCACGACTGTATGGTCTGTGGAAAGCCACACATCAAGTCAGGCCTAGTGCCAGTCATGGCTAAAGACGACGAGGAGGACTGGCACGCTATGTGGGTCGGCCAAGACTGTGCAAAGAAGTTTATGGGATTCATGAAGTTTACAGTGCCAGCGGATGCATGTAAAAAGTGCAATGGCCCTAAGTCGAAAGGCAGGCTGTTCAAAGAAGTCAGACCAACACCTTCTATGATTGATGAGCAGGAGTTGTCTAAGGAGGATGTGAAAGCGCAGGTCAAGGTGGTATGGGGCTGTGCCACCTGTGGCAATGAAGGAACACATGAGGAGATGGTGATCGAGTATGACATGGAGACTTATGTCGGCAAAGGACACAAAGTCGAGACTGTCAACTCTAAGGATGTTGGCGAGAAGATTCGCTGGGTCGGATTAGACGGGTCACTTGAGTTGAACCCACAGGAGAGAGTCACACCTGAATGAGCCTTGATATAGGGCTTGTTTACTGGATTAGATGCAGGCGGGGTCAATCAATACCTGTGGGGGTTTGGTTGTTGGCTTTTGTATGTTGGCCATCACCAACCCCGCCTGCACCTTGAGATTGAGGAGATGAAAATTATGGCAGATTATGTTGAGATAAGTATTGAAGAGATGGATGTATTCCTAGGCGAAGAAGGGTTTGAAAGAATCGAACCTGATGATGTAGGACATCCATGTAAAGAAGCAGTGTATGAACGAAGTTACGATGATTCAGGGTGTCGCATCCGAATCTATTCGTCAGTGGACATTCGTAATTCAGCAGGACGCAAAGCAGGTTCAGACGCAATAAGAGTCGTGCTTGTTGACCCTGAAGGATACCCTTGGAACAAATCATTCAAGCGTGTGCATAGGGTGGTGAATTGGCGTAACAATTTGTTACAGCGAGTCAACCCTGTGATCGATGAGTATTGGAAATACCCATGGCAAGCACCTAGAGATTGTCCAAAGTGTCAAGGCGGAATACTACGAACCCGCTGGGGCAAGAAAGGTCCATTCATGGGCTGTTCAAATTACAACCCCACGGTGCGAGACTCATGTCGCAACACCGAGGCGGTTCAATGAATATATTCATCCTGCATGTAGTGGCTAGGACCTGTGCTAAAATGCACTGTGATGTCCATGTGGTCAAACAGATACTAGAAGCGGCTCAAATGATGGTCGCCGCTTTGGTTGCCAATGGACATGACCCCGCTGATATGCCGCTTTCATCTAGCGGGAGGCCATACGGAGTCACACATAAGAACCACCCCTGCACATTATGGGCAGGAGAGTCAAACGCTAACTTCAGGTGGCTAGGCAGGTTTGGCTTGGCACTAGGCGAGGAGTTTCTGTATCGGAAAAGAAGTGCAGGCAACAAGCACCCGCTATCGGCCATTGACAAACCGCACAGATGTGTGGGAGTCATTGAGCAACTGATCGCAATGCACGAATCAAAGCCGTTTGACAAGGATGACGAAATGACACCATTCAAACAGTGTATGCCTCATGAGTTTAGAAGCGAGGATACCGTTCTGTCTTATCGTGAGTATTACAAGTCAAAAGTGTTCAAGAATACCGTGTCGGGGAGACCTGAATGGAACGGTTTACGACCCGCTCCTGAATGGTGGTCTTGATAGTGAGCCTTGAAATGCTAGACCTCCTTCGGATGAGTTATGATGCCCAATGGACAACAGCCGATATTCATAATGCCTGAAGGAACAGACCGCACTAGAGGAAAGACCGCACAGGGTAACAATATCGCCGCCGCCAAAGCGGTTGCTGATGCAGTGAAATCAACTCTTGGGCCTAAAGGAATGGATAAAATGCTAGTCAATGGACTAGGTGATGTCCTCATTACAAACGATGGCGCAACAATCCTGCGTGAAATCAATGTCGAACATCCAGCGGCCAAGATGGTCATTGAAGTTTCAAAGACTCAAGAAGCACAGTGCTTCGACGGGACTACATCAGCCGTTGTTCTTGCAGGTGCTTTACTCAAGGAGAGCGAAGCACTGATCGAAAAGAATGTGCATCCGACTGTCATCGCATCAGGATACCGTCTCGCATCGTCCAAGGCATTGGAGACTCTTGAGAAGTGTGTGCTTACTGATAGGCAACTGACTAAGGTCGGTAAAGACCTAGGAGCAATTGCCAAGGTCTGTGCTGAAACCGCATTGACTGGCAAGTTTACTGATACTCACGAAGGAGTCAAGGATGTCATGGCGGGCATCGCAGGCGATGCTGTCAACAGATTATCTGATGGCTTGAACCCTCCAAACTTAGATGACATCAATGTGATATGTGCAACAGGTGGTTCAGTCGAAGACTCATACCTGATGGATGGAATTGTCCTAGAGAAGGAGAAGGCTCACAACGGAATGCCAACAGCGGTTGACGGAGCCTCGCTTGCGTTGGTTGACTGTGCTATCGAAGTCAAGAAAACCGAAGTCGATGCAAGAATCCAAATTACAAGTCCTGATCAAATGCAGGATTTCCTCGACCAAGAAGAAACAGCCCTGCGAAACATGGTGAAGAAGTTTCAGGATGCGGGTGCTAATGTGGTTCTATGTCAGAAGAAAATTGATGACCTCGCTTTGCATTACATGGCTAAGGCTGGCATCATGGCATTACAATCATGTCGAAAGTCCGAGTTGTCATCAGTCGCAAAGGCGACAGGGGCTGTTGTTATCAGTGACCTCGATGACCTAGTTGATGCCGACCTTGGTTCCGCTGGTCATGTGATTGAAGAACGAATTGGTGAGAACCTGATGGTTCGTATCGGTGGCGTATCTGAAGTCGAATCGAGAGCAGTAACAGTCATCCTGCGTGGTGCTACATCACATGTCGTTGAAGAGATTGAAAGAGCCTTTGACGATGCGCTGGGAGTTGTATCTCTTGTCATCAACACCTCACAGATTGTCGTGGGTGGTGGATGCACCTTTGCGGCAATGGCAAAGACCCTGCGTGAATACGCCAGCACTGTCGCTGGTCGAAAGCAAATGGCTATCGAAGCATACGCTAAGGCACTTGAAGAGATTCCTTCGACCATTGCTGAAAACGCAGGGATGGACCCAGTTGATTCGATCATCGCTTTGAGAGCGGCACACGCTAACAACGCATACACCCACGGAATCCTCGTCACAGATGAGGAGACCGACCTTCTAGTTGACAACCTCCTCCACTATGGAGTGGTTGAACCATTGAGCGTAGTCAGGCAGGCTTTGATTAGCGCAACTGAAACCTCGACCATGATTCTCCGCATCGATGATGTAATTCAAATGCGTCAAGCGGGGCCTCAAGGCTCGCCTATGATGTGATTGTCATGCCTGTCCATGGCGATTTCACATACGATAGAAGTTGGGTTGAAATTGAAGACATGTTGGATAAGGCCGAGAAGGTTCAGGACCAACATTCGACGGCCATAGCCGACAAGACATTGCCAAAAAAGAGGCGAATGCATCATGCTCGCAACTTCAAAGCATTAGAAGGCGTTGTTAAGACACTTCGTTGGGTGCTGGGCGACAAAGACATTGAACACCCTTTGGAATGATCATGAAACTGCACGAGCAACCGAGAACATAGTCCATATGAATCTGATAAGTCTCACGAACCAATTCCGTGCCACCACCTGTCCATGAACGCCTTCTCTCGGAGGTATTGCTCCTCCGTTATCACATCGCCGTCCTTCATCAGTATCAGGGTCCCCGCCCCCAGTGGACCATCATCCCCCACCTCCTTCTCTTCGGGTTTCGGCACTGGGACCAGTATCTTTCGACTGTGCGTTTGAATGACTTCAGCGGCTTCAGTTGGATTCAGGCCACCCACCCTCGTGATACCACCTCCTTTGATGGTCACGATCATTTCATTAAACACTAGAAGTGTTCCTTCAGGCTCATCTTGCATATCAATTATTTTTCTTGTCATATATTTCATCTCCGTTTGTTTTTTGTTCATGGTTATCTAAAGCGTGGGTTTTGTAAAAATCGGAAAATACTCCGAGCATTACGGAAAACTTTCCGAAATCTCATAACCATCATATTTATCCCATACAACCATGATGTTAATTTTTAGATTCAAATCTCGGACTTCAGGATTGGAATCTTTGTCAATCCAATAAGTGAGAGATTAAATACCCTGACGGCCTCGTCCGTGTTGTCCCCAAGAGGGATAATGGTGAGAATGATGAGTCGAAAATTGATTAAAGAGAGTGCTGAAGAGATGGATAATATCCCTGCTGAATTGGGTCCTGCGTTGAAGATGCTAGGAACAATCCTGCAAGAAGAATACATGAGTCGTGATGGGGTTTACCTCAATACAGACGAGCGTAAAAACAACCCCCAACCTATCGCACTTGTCGATGATACGGTCATCACTGTCAGGGTGGGCAACAAGCGCATTACAATGACTCCATCTGATGCTGATAAGCCAGCCGTCCTGATACCAGTTGGTATGAGTGACAAAAGAAACACCTGCTCGATCCCTAGAGACTGGGCCACTGGTGTTTGGGTTGATGCATTGATTGAAGCATTCGATGGCGACCCATCAGTTGCATTTGCATTTGCTGAAAGAGTCAATACGGCTATTGACCTCGCTATGGTTGCCGATGAAGACACTGGCAAAAAGTCTGTCAAGCAATCTGACCTCCCAACTCATCGCCATGCTGTGGAGGTTGCTGAAATCCTTGAGTCGTTGAAGCGACACTTTGAGGGTCAGTCGGCAGGTTCACCAAAGGTCAACATGGACTTCACCATTGAGGAGATTGGAGCAACACCAGTTGGACCAACCCCTGAAGAGGTTGAGAGGACCAATCAATTGGCTAAACAACAACGCACCGAGAATGTCTTGAACACCCTCGTTCCTAATCCCAATGTAGCACCCACGCAGGAGACCCCTCCTGTGGCACAGGATAATGTCATCCCCGTTGAGGCATCCCATCCCGAAACTACCGACCCTGTGCCTGTTGTATTGGAGGAGGAAACCACCCCAGTTGTTGAAGTGGAGGACACTGTGGATTCTGAACCTATTCTAGGCATCACAGGTTATGCTGAACACATGGAACACTTGATCATCGAAGCAATCAACACTGCTGATGAGGTCAATGATGGACCTGATGGACAGGTCGGCCCAACATGGGGCCAACTGAAGAAGTCATTGTCTGAAACTATCCTAGAGGACAGGCTACCATTGGCACGCAAATGCCTAGACAAACTTGTCAAGCACAGTCTAGTCAACAAAGAGGGCGCACGAAGAAGCACACGCTATTACCTGACTGGTTCAGGGCTTGAGTTGCTAGTCGGTATGCCATTGCCTGATGTTATCAGTCAAGACCTTGAAGAAGTCTCAATGGCCCCTAGCGGCGGTTCCGCTGTGGCCGTATCACATGAGCCTCATATCAACGCTGAAGCGGGTGGCATGTCCATGTGGACTAATGACTCCGAAGAGGTCCAAGAAGTCAAGGACGAATGGGATGCGATCATTGCCGACGCTGAACCTTGGGACGGATATGTCGAAGACACCTTTGCCAACGACCCTATGCCTATGGCTGTTATACCGCATACTGGCTGTGCTAACTGCGATAAACCGCATAAGTTTGTTTACGAAGACCTCCCAGTGGGCGCACGCAGGTTCTGTTCTGAAAAGTGCCTATGCCACTATGCCGCCCTAGAATACAAGGGCGAAGGGTATTACATCGAATCTCTAAGGAATCAACCAATGGGCCACTTTGAAGCCCCAGTTGAGGAGCCAGTCGATGAAACACCTGTTCCTGTGACTGGTCCTGCCAGCATAGACACTGGCACGCCTGATGACCCCGCCATGGATTACCTTGGACTAGGAGGTGGTTTCTGATGTTGACGGCAGACATGATACAGGAATTGAGAGATTTGCGAGATGAGGCAACATGCACAGAAGACCATTGCGTGTGTGAACGCTACGACAGAATCATCGACTCTCTTGAATCGATGCTGAACAAAGAGGTCAATCCCCCTGCCAAATCTGTCGGTTGCCAATGGATATTGGTTTCACAGGATTATGCGAGAACACATTACAATGATCACGAAGTCTATTGGCTTGATACCTCCGATGGTTCTGAAAGCCTAATTGATGAAAGCAATTGCGAAGTGTATCTAGGTGAAAACTTCTCCAATGAATGGTTCGGTATTGAATCATCAGAATCAATGGACAAAGAGATTCAACAGATTATAACCCATGGCATGACACGCTATGAGCAATGCTGGGATGGGCTACATACGGCTATGTGCAATCAAAGTAAAACCATTCACGGATGGAATTGGCCTGATGAAGTTATACAACGGATGGAAACCATTGAAAATGAAGTGTGTGGACAAATGGAGAGTGAAGACAATGAATGATACAAAGCCAACAATTGGAACAGCAAACTCACGCAACAAGTGGTTGCCAGCACGACTACGCATTGAGCCAAAGTTTGTCCGTCTGACACAGGTCAATGGACAAACAGGTATGCCTATCCTCGTCAGGATTTCATCTATCATCTCACTGTCACCTATGACCTTCGACTCGTCCGAAGGGTCGTTTGTTATGCTCGCTGGCGACCAACGCCCAATCAAGGTTTCAGAACCATACGGAATGATCGCTAGTAAACTTGGAATCAAAGCAGTAGTATCTGTGGGGGAGGAGTAATCATGTCAGGAATCAAAGCATGGGTCATCACCCACTATCACGGAGGCATACCAAACGGTTCATCCATCTATCTCAATGAGGCTGACGCTAGAGTTGATTGGGATAATATGTTTGATGCTGAAGACATTGCGAAGTATGAATATGAAGACCATGAAGGCAAACTATTGACGGCTCAATCAGCGTGGGACCACGGATGGTGCGAGATGCATAAAGAAGAGATGCGGGTCGATGAAACAATCATCGAGGGAACAGAAAAACACCATCGTGGTTTGAAGAGGTATAACGAGAAGGACATTATCCATCAGACTATTCTTGAGGACCTGTGCAAGAGACTTATCTCTTCTATGGATGCTCATGTCAATTGCCGAAAGGAGTTTGCTGATTGGTGCGGTTTCACGCCCATTGGCCAAAAAGGACTCAAGGAACATGAGGCTAGAAGAATCCTATGGCCTGAAGACGGGTCAATCAAAACATGGGATGAATACTACAACCGTGAATACAGACCAACCGATACTATTCACCTTGCTGACTTTTGTCACGCATCAATCGAATTGATTGAAGAAAAGGGAGTAGTTGATTTAGATGATTACGATCAACAGAACCTCCTGCATTACTGCGCTATGTGGAACATGGAATGCGACATTGGTGACATGGATGAGGATGACCTCGCTATTGCACAGAACGCCGCACTTATGTTCCATAAGAGGGGCTGGGCAACTAAGAAACAGTTGCAGGGCTGGGGCGACTTCATTGCTGAAGAAGAGGTCAAGACATTGACTATTACAGTGCCTGAAGACGCATGGAACATATTGTCTGAAGCACTATCCATGGACATGGATTCTAAGCACATCGACCCTGAAATACGACATGAGATTTACGAAGCAATGAAACAGGTGGTGGTTGAATGAGGACTGAATGGATTTGGATTTCGGCTGATGATAGCGAGGCTATTCTGTATCCTATCATGGGACCTGAAGACGGACTTGAACGCATGAAGTGGATGCAGGACATGATCGGTGGCTACTTTACGCCCTATCCTATAACGACTGTTGAATTGTTTTGGATGGGTGTCTTTTCTAGCCCACAGTTTACAATCGGAAACATCAGCAGGTTCGATGAGAACATCGAGAACCTTTGGTGTGATGAAGAGGGGACCTTGAAGAGGTTGCCACTGAACAAGCGAGCGACCAATTTGGTGGGCAAGCCTATTGTTGGCAATGTTCTGATTGAATTAACGAATCCTGATTGGGATGAAGAAGCGAGGGGCCTATGGGTCCAGTCTTCTGATGGCCCTGTCTTAGTGAAGGAGGAGGAATGATGATGCCCTGCGAATGTGATGAGCCAGTGCCTCGCCATGTCGGATGTCATCCGACCTCCTGCATTAGATGCGAAGAGGTGATCGAATGAGTCAGGTAAAAGTCGTTTCTATGCCATTCCCTCCATTGGGCAACATTCCTATGAGAATGCTCGTAGTCGATGATGAAGACATTGCTAATGCACCTGCATGTGAGAATTGCATGAAGGTTCGTTTTAACCACCCTGACATGATGGGTGAGCGCAATGACTGGTGTCTTGATTGTAATGATGAGGCACTGAAGGCGAAAGGCATGGATGATGCTTCATTTGGCCTATGGGTCCTTGACAATATCAACAAAGGTAAAGTGATTGGAGTCATCCGTAAAGACAGGGGGTCTATCCGTGTCAAAAACTAGGAGAGGCCGAGGTCCTGCTACAACGGTATGGACTCCACAGAACCGACCAAAGAGTCGTCAGCATTCATCGCTGGTATGGCGAGCCGCTGTATCTGTATTGGGCTTCCCCCCTTCTTGGATGAGGATGATTCCTGCAAACAGATATGCGGATACTCCCGAAGGCAGGGTTCTATTGAAAACAACCCGTTGGGAGATTGCACGGTCTGAAAACGATACACAGCCGATCATCATATCAGGGCCAGCAAAAACAGCCGCTGAAGAATTGATGTCTATGGAGGTATCTCAATGAGTGCATCGACAATACCTGTCGCTCCTAAAATACCTATCAGTATCGTATTGAGACAGTGGTCAGGTGCGATAATGGTCATCGACGGGGACACCCCAATAGAGGAGGTTCTTGCTGAAACAGGACCTGATTGGATAGAAGTCCCTGAAGAACATTCTTCGATTACAATGTGGAATTACAAAGCACCTTTTGCACTGTTGCCATATATCGACCTTCCATTTGAGATACTGGACAAAAGAGGAATGGCTGTCATCACTGCTGATGGCAGGAGAGGATGGGTAATTTATGACATGGCTGTTAGCCCAATGTCATCGGTGGCGATTGAACCTGAAGACTGTCCTGATTTTATTGCTAGTTTAGAGGATAACCACTGGGAGGTTATACCGATGAAAGCAAAAGAAGTTGATCAGAAAAAGCACTTCGCAAAAAGAGGAGATGACGGTTCTTATGACTTCACCGCCGATGTTATTTGGAAGGGTAAAACCTGTGAATGGTGTGGCCACCCTCAAATGAACGACCATGAAGGTCCGTGCGAAGCATGTGACGCTGAACCTCAAGGATACGAATTAGGAGTTGTCGAAATGGAGGAGTCTGTGAACGGAATCCCCGAACATCAAAGGGAGGACTGGGCATGAGTGAACCAATTGCTTGGTTGAACCCTCTTGACGATAAGGAATACTATGAAGGCGATGTAATCCCTTCGTATGTGTTCGACATGTCGGGCGCACTTGTCCACGGAGAAGTGGTTGTAGTGATGAAAGACCCTGCCTTTTCAGGAGTTGTCTTAGTCAAGCACAAGGGCGAGAAAAGAGAGGTTGAACATTCACCTATGATTCCCGAAGAGGAGATCATCGAATGGATTCTCCCCGCTATCCCCCCTGATGAAAATGTGTTCTTTATTGGCCCTGAAAGTCCTGCATGGCGTTGGTTTTATGCCCGCCGTGCAACACTAGCATCGAGGTCTCAAACCATGTCATCAGGCGAAGACATGGTGGTGTGAGCCTTGAAAAGGCAGACCCCCTTGGCATTTAACATGCAAGACACTGTTTGGTGCGATGATTGCGACTGTCAAATGGTCAGCAAAGAAGAGATATTTGAATGCCCAGTATGCAAAGACTACATCAGTTGGGACGCATATTACGAACAAAAAGCCTCTCGTTGGGGGAGGATTTGAAATGTCTGATTGGGACGGACTCGTCGCTGAACGGAGATACAGAATGGCCGTTCAACCATGGACCGAGGTCATTACTGAATTACGAGTTGACCGAGGCATGTTGATCGGCAGTAGCCAATTCACTGAAATGACAGGTGTCGAAAGAGTCACATCATTGGCTGTTATCGATGCCGCCATCAAAACAGCGAATGGCTGGATTGAGCATTACAAGACAGACAGGGACAGGATACAGGGTGGTATCCTAAACTTATTCAAAACGAAGAAGATACAAGCAATGACTGATGAAGAATTAGGTGAGGTTTGATGGCCTCAACTGATACTATTGAGAAAGTCAATGTCAAATGCCCTGATTGTAAAAACGATTACATGTTGAAGGATGGCGAGAAAATGGACATAATCAACCGCAGGGTAAAGCCAGTCATCAAATGCCCCGTTTGTAGGAGGTGGATGTTCCATGATGCCTGAACCAACACAGCGAGATATTGAATGGGCATACCGCCTTTGGAACGGTTTAGCCCTTGGAGGGACATGGACATTACCTGAAGTAGGAGTTTATGTCAGGACGGGTGATAACCAATTGACACTTGGTATAATGCACAGTAGCAAACCCGTTGATGACGCTTTTGGCTCATCTATATTTGACCGACATGATTGGATTGTTGGCCTAAGTGAATTGATTGGGTGGAATGTAAACGAGGACATTCATGAAGCGTTTGACAGTTATGATGATCAGATTGTCGTAAAGGACGAGGACATAGGCAATGTCGCATTATGTGATACGGGCTGTGGTGCTATCATTCGCATTGTTGCATTAGAAGCAGGAGTCCAATACATCCCAATTAGCATGGAGGGTCAATGTCCTTTATGCGGAGAGTTGGAGGCAATCCCTCATGAAATGAGGGGGAAGCATGTAGTTGTTGATGACTCGGCGTATTTGATGAAACAGAAGAAGGCTAGAGAAGCACCACCCATTGCTGAAGAGGAATAATCATGACAAAGAAAACAGATTGGGGACACCTTGAGTCTAGGTTGATTGGTAAAATCGAGGCTAGATGTCACATGGGTATGGAGTTGCATACTATGACATCGAAAGGATTCAATACACGGATTCTCAATATCAGGTTGTTCCGAGTCGTTCCAAACTTTTCAGGACATACAGGCTACACTAAACAAGGAGTCATGTTATCAAAAGAAGAGGTCCGTGAGTTGCATTCACATCTGACCGAGGCATTAGCAAACGACAGTCTTTGGGACGATCAAGAAACAAGCGGAGTTGTTCCAATTGAATGAAGAGTTTTATGACATTCACTTTGAGAAGTCTGAACAAATCTGTGCCGCATTGGACCTCCCTCAAGACATTGCCATATTGTCATATGACTTATGGCGTGCTTTACTGATGAAAGTCCCTAGGACCCCTGTGAGGCTCCTGTGTGATTGTATCTATGTTGTAGCGCACATGACTGGAAATAGGCGTTCTGTCAATTCACTAGCGGATACCGCCAAAGTAGTCACTGGCTTTAGAGTCAGGGTCATGTCAAAGGATAAGAGGAGAGAAGGAACAAGGTGGATTCAAACCGCCGAGAACAAGCCCATCGTATTGAGCGTTATACCCGACAAAGAGGCACTTGATTTGTTGTTATCAGAATACCCCTCCCCTCCAACGGAGGAGGGAGAGTCCTGAACACATATTCAGATTTACCATTCAGGTCTCTTGCTGAATGCACTAGGCTGATGGGTTCAATGAAACCTGAACGCTTGATAGCGAGTTGCCTGAATGCAAACAGGTCAAATCAATACGCCATTGTGTATTACTTCTATTCCCCTTCTAGTGATGTCAGGCTGTCAGACGAAGACTTCAGGGAGATATTCTTCCACTTAACCGACGCACATGCTGATGAAGTCGATGATGACCCTGACCCTATACACTTGTTATCTCAACTGTCCGAGGCCGAAAGCACCACTATGAATGCAGGTCGTGCCATTAGCATTCTAAAAACGGTCCTCACTTCGGATGACAATGAGTTAAGGGCGGAATACATGAGGCCACTGTTTCAACGGATAGACGCTAGAGATTTACATTCACTGATCATGAGGATGAGCATAAGAACAGGTGTCGCAAGAAGGAGACACATCATCGCCGCACTTGCTTGGGTCAATGGCGAGTTGTATTACCAAATCAAAAGAGCATCATACTTAGTGGGTATGGAGAGGACATGTTTTGTTTTATCACAGGGGGACGACCTGTATCCACTGATACAGCCCAAAACGGGTATTGGCATCATTATACCTTCACCGACCTATGTTGATTCTCCAAATGAAGTCAAGTTTACAGGCTGTTATATGGAGCATCCTGAAGGCGAATGGATGACACTGCATGTAATGGAGGACTCCATAAAACTGTTTGACTCTTCAGGCTCCGAAGTCGATATGGAGGGTGGTTATGAAATATATCAGACATTCCCTGAAGGCATATACCTCGTGGAGTATGCATCACATCGAGGTCGCCAACTATTGGTATGCGACATCCTCAATGATGAGAACCTGACATATACAAACAGAAGGAGAACATTGGAGGAAAAGTTGCCCAAGTGGGCTTTGAAGAAGGTCAAGAAGTTATCAGACCCAACTGATGCAAGCAAGCATATAACAAAGGATAAAGCCGTTATACTGTGGAATGCGGATGGAGTAAATACATACGAGAATACTCATTACGAGATGGTTGTAATGTCAGCGAAAGTTAAGAAAAAGCCTATTTTCAGGGTTGTCAGTGGCAAATGGGTCGAGTCCATCCATGCCTCACATTCCCCATTGGTGGGCAAATGGCGAGTAGGTGCTAGAGACGGCAACTCATACTATCCAGTTGGATTGATCGAAGCGGAACCTGATGTTTCTAAGAAACTGAAACAGATGAACCCCTCCTCGGCAAAATTGTTGAATGATGAGTTTACATTGGACTCACCCATATTTGTTGAAGCCGAAGTCAATGCGGCGGGGTGGGGGGACTATGGTCCATACATACATGGTCGGATAATCTCTATCATTCCTGATGCTGGTATCAAAGACTGTGTTGGTATTGAGGAGATAGAAATGCTTTGCGGGATGGATGAAGATGACTCTAAGTTATGAAGAGTTGACTAGAATACTGATGGTTTCGACAATGAGACCATCGATTACTTGTCAGAAAACAACTTCAAGAGCATGTGGATATATCATCAGGCCTGAAATCAGGTTCCCTAGATTCACGGGCAGGGTGGCTCAATACTTGGAGTCGCTAGGCCTAGTCCCTCGTGAGTTATATGCGAAGCCCGAAGAGATAAACCGTATCCTGACGATCACCAAAGGAATGGATGAGTTTGTCCCTGACCATGAAGGGCTTATGCTTGTCCGTGCATTGAATGGACGGTTGAAACAACCTAAGAACCACGAGGAGGTTGTGGAGGCTTTACAGATGATTGAGGACGCTAGATTGAGTGAGCCTTCATAAGAGAGATGTCGATAGGACATATCCCGCAGAAGCGTAAAATGAGTTGAAGATTATGATGAATGAGACACTAAAGAGAATAGGCACGAGCAAAGGATGGTCCGACGAAGAAACAATGAGCAAGTTTGCTGTGTTTGTTCAAGAATCGTTCCCCGAAGTATGGACACAGAACGGAAATAAATTGGACGGCCTAGATGCCGATGATTTGGACTTCTTTTCAGCATCCTTCGATGTCAGCATGAACCGTCGCAGTGGCGGCGGTGGCGGCAAAGGTGAAGAATGGGTCGGCATGATTGTAGCATACAATGGCCGACGAGACACTATGGAACGACAGCGAACACTTGCTGTTGACAGTGCTGAAGGAAACCTTGCACAGGCATTGCGTTACGGAATGCAGTATAATGGCAACCCTGTCGGTATTGGCCGTGCATATCTGAATGATGGCGGAGACTGGGTTCTAGTCGATGCTGATGACAAGCAGGTCCATTCTGAAAAGGCTTCAGACAAACCTCCTCGCTGGGTCATCCCGATCAATGGCGGTCAAATGCACATTGCTATGATTGGCTCAAAGAACGGTGGCAAATATCCAAAGCCTGCATTCATGCCTAAGCGTGAATGGGTGTTCATTGGCAACAAGAAGGACCTATTCCTTTCGGATGGCCCATTGCCTCCTCGCACGCTTGAATGCTCCTTTGAATCGGCTGATTTGCACTTGCAGATGCATCGCCCAATTCGTTTCAAGGCTGAAGAAGCCGAGGGTTGGCCTGACAAGACCAAGACTATCCTCCGCACTGGCAACATGACGGCATCATACGACCTAGAGTGGGTCCCTGATGCTCAACTGGACAAAGCCACTGCGATTTTCAAGCCTGACCAATTCATGGCTCAATTCATGGATGTTGTTGATTTGAACGACCTGTGGGAATACCACGATGCAAATGCAACTACTTCACCAAATGGTAAAACATATGGTCCAACCTTCGCCATTTCAGGCGTTGTTGATTACATTGATTATGACGGTAAAGAAGCACCATCCTTCATTGAAGGCGGCTTCAAGCATTCTCTCACTATCAGTAGTAACAGTCTCCGCCGAGATAACCCTGATGCCAGCCTTTGGGTCGAATTGACTCGCTACTTGGTTGACAACCATCAGGCATTGAAGGTTCTGAAGCAGGACGGCTGGAAACCGTATGCTCGTGGTTCAAGAGTTTGGATTGTTGTTCGATCACGAACATGGGATGCAACTGATGGCTCTCGCAACATGTCTCTTGATGGCCTTAGCACCTATGCTATGCCAATGCGTTCAATCGTCGCTCAAGAGCCTGACGCTCAATCAAGTGACCTAAGCGGTCTCAACGACTTCAGCGGTGGTGCTTGAATGGGCTGGTGGCCATTGGACCTCACGACAGGAGGTATTGCATTTGGGGCTGAAGGCCTCAAAGAAGGACTCATGTGGGGCGACTCCGTTGCCGACATTGTTGATGCGGAGTTGACTACATTCCTAGAGCGTGTTATCAACAAAACTGGTGTAGTGTTCACTGCCGAAGTTGGCAGGGACATGATGCCTATTGAGATTCTATGCGGTTTGGCATTCAGCCTAAACGCTTGCGAGACTCATGACCCATTGGCTTCATTATTCCCTAAAGGCCTTACTTCGGCACACACATTGAAGGTTGAAGTCGGAAAGGTTGATCAAGAGGAGGACTTAGAATGAGCGGAACAGGATTTTTTGACAGCGTTGCATTGGTGGATACTACGAAGGACCCATCTGAAATGAAGAAGACCCCAGTGCAGGAATTGCCATCGACTTCAACAGTTGCGGCTCCTCCAACGGTTATGAACCCAAACCCCCCAATCGACTCGCTCATTGAAGAGGTCGTGGCTGATATACCTATACAGGGTCAGATGGACCGATTCGTTAAAGCCGCTACTTTTCCATCAAATTGGACTTCTTCAGGGGCATCTATTGTTCAGGACGCTAGAGTCTTGGCGCAATATACGCCAACATGCGTTCTAGCCATGATTGCAGGCCCTGCAAAGAGCGGTAAAACAGGAATGGTGCTAGATAGCCTCACAGAAGAAGAAGTGGCTAATGGTGCTGAAATATGGCATGTTGATTTTGACTTGGGAGGAGATACCACCAAGGCGGCACACCATTCAGACAAGAAGGACAACATTGTTGTTATCTCGCCTTGGGTGATGGTTGAAAACCAAAGCCGTGTCCCTTATGACTTTCAAGCGACATACCAGCGTGTGTTAGATATTCTAAACCACGCACATGAAGTAGCCAAAGAACAGGCGAAGTATTTCATGGAACATGGCTCAATGCCAAAACCATACCTGAAGACTCTCGTATTCGACGGTGCTGATCAATGGCTGAACATCTGTGGAACCCTAATGAAGGTGTATGACCTTGAATTGGGTCGTGACGGCATTGCCACCACTGGTCAAAAGACCACCACCAAAATTGGTCGCTTCAACTGGGAGATTCGTAAGAACAGATACAGGGCGGCTTTGCCTCACGGGATGCAGGAGACCGCTCGTTTGGGTGTCCACTGCTATGTGATTACTCACATGAAGCCATCCTATGACAGCAACGGCAATGAGATTCTTGGTTCAGATGTCCCTGACATCCTCCCTCGTAGCGAAGGAGACTTCCAGCAATTGATTCATGTCAAGGTGTTGCAGGAGCGCAATGAGAAGGGCGAGTTGACAGGCAGTAGCAGGTCACAAGCAACAGTCATTGAGAACCGCACTAGCCTGAAGTGTGGACAGCCAATCGTGCTGTTCATCCGCAATGCCGAAAACCCACAGTGGTATGGATGGCCGGGACTCCGTGATGGTTCTTTTGATCATGGAACCGACCTGATTGGTTATCCTGAAGGAGGTGTTTGAATGAGCGAAAAACACGAAGACTGGGCAACTGGCAATGGCCGCACATGGTATCTCGATGATGCCTTGAATACGAAGGTTATGCTTAACAGCCCTACTGCATTCCTTGCATATCAGGCACAGCAATTCAGAAAGTTGTATCACATGACAAAGCATATTGTCGATTACAGTGGAGCCGTCGAGGAATTAAGCCTCAATGACATTGAAACTGCAAAGAAGGCAGTGGTCAATCTATTCGTTGACCAAGACATTGATGACGCACCCGATGATGAATCATGAAGCAGGAGTGGCAGTGGATGAAGACTCTAAACATCAAGGATGCAGGCGTTGCTGAAGCCTCTAGGACCGCATGTTGGTTCTGTGGCGGGAAAATGATTTGGCAATGCGATAACGACTTGAATGAAGTCTTCATGACTGAAGACGAAGGGATCGTCGCCACACTAACATGCCAATCCTGTAATGCCACAGCGCAATACATACAGAAGGAGGAG